AAGAAATACGATAATCCAATTGATTACAGATTTATTGTAAGACATGGTGAATTGAAGTTTATTGAAAGCACTTTAGAAATAGCAGTATAAAAATTAGTAAAAGGGATAAACCCGAATTTGGTACAGGGAGTGGATGTTTCCCATAGTTTCATCCATTTCATTAACTGTATTGGATTCGGGTTTTTTATTTTATGCGATTAAAATTTCTTGAGTTTAATCATTTTGCAAATGAGTGCATGGGATTTAGTTCAGGTCAAAGAACCATAAGGAAAGCATTAGAAGGACAAGGAGTTGATATTGTACACAAAGCAAGTATTGAACTACAGCACTTATCAGCTCATTTATACAATAGGCAAACTGAAAAGAGTTTTATTATGCCCACTCACGAAGCTAATGATATACATCCGTCACTGATAAAGAAGATAGATGAAGCAGATGAGGTCATTGCTGTGTGTGAGCATAATAAAAAGGTTTTTAAAAAGAACGGTGTAAAGAAACCGATACATGTTTGTGTCCAAGGAATAGATTTAGATATTTTTAAATATGAGAAAAAAGAAAGAAAAGAAACTTTAAATTTTTTGTGGATAGGTCAAACATCTATTCGTAAAGGGTGGGACATTGTAGCAAGTGCTTTTCAAAAGGCTTTTGGTAATAGAAAAGATGTCCGACTTTATTTAAAGACAAATGGGAAAGGGAAGCAAGAAGTTTACAATCTTACTGATAATGTAGTTTTTGATTCCAGAAGATTAGCTTTAGCAGATATGTTGGATTTATATAAAGACAACCATGTATTTGTTTTTCCCAGCAGAGGGGAAGCAACTGGATTGCCAGCATTAGAAGCTATGGCATCTGGACTTATTTGTATGGCTCCTTCAATAGGAGGGATGGAGGGATTTATAAATGAGGAGACTGCTATCCCTTTAGATTATGGACTTGTAAAAGCTGACTATGGTGTAAAAACAGAAGCACCTAATGTAAAAGAATATGATTTGATTGAAAAATTACATTATGTTTACGAGTTTTATGATGAAATAAAAAATCATAGTAAAGAAGTTAGAAAATTTATAGAGAAACAGTATTCTATAAAATTAATGGCTCAGAAACTTATAAGGATATTATTTAAAGATGCGTAAAGGTCAAAAAATCACAGAAGAAACACGAAAGAAAATGAGTCTTGGGAAAATAGGTAAAAGGCATTCTGAAGAACATAAAAAGAAAATAGGTGATGGCAATAGAGGAAAGATTGTTTCTATTGAAACAAGAAAAAAACTTAGCATTGCTTTAAAAGGACATAAGAGTTGGAATAAAGGTATTGCGATGTATGAAAAATCTAAAGACAAGATTAGAGGAAAAAATAATTATAATTGGCAAGGAGGTATTTCAAAACTACCTTATTCTTTTAATTTTACAAAAGAATTAAAAAAATCTATTAAAGAAAGAGATAATTATACTTGTCAATTGTGTGGTGAAAAAGAAGAAAAACTTAAACATTGTGTCCACCACATTGATTATAATAAGCAAAATAATGATCCTAAAAATTTAATTACTTTATGTGTTAAATGTCACATAAAAACTAATTTTAATAGAGATTCTTGGGAATTATTTTTTACTAAAGGTATTATCATAACTAAAAAATTATGTGCCTAAAAAGAAATTACATTTCTTTATTGATTTTTTTAACAAAGATTAAATTAAAGATGAAGATTTTTATATTAACAATGTTTGGGAGGAACTAAGATGGCAACGATGATCGAAGTCTGGTTTCCGAATGATAGAGCTACAAACCATGCTCAGGCTGGTGGTATACGACCAGGAAAAAATAGGTATGAGGATAAAATGGCAGAAAGACTTATTCGTGAAGGATTGGTTGTTCCTTATACAGGACAGGATAACCCAGAAAAGAAACATAAAGCAGATTTAGATATATCTGATGAAGAGTCAAGTAAAGACTCATTAAAGCCTAAAAGTAAGAAGAGATTTAGGAGGAAATACTAATGCCAATCGCAAAAGGATATTTGACGAAGATTGGAATAAGAAAGGGTGCTACTTGGGGAACTGCAATTGATACCAATGTAGCAAATCAAGGCATTGAAATATTAAGTGAAGCTTTGGTCTTTTCATCCAACCTTTTAACAGATGAATCATTAACAGGTACGGCAGATCAGGGGACAGGTCTTACAAGTTCTCAAACTGTAACAGGTACTATTGAAACGAACTTCCAATATTCAAGTCCAGTTCTTGCCACAATGATGGCAATGGCAATGGGCAGAGCTGATACTCCAGTAACACCATTGGGTATGCTTGGAGATAAGCCTTATGCTTATTATGCTTCATATAGATTAGGAGATGATCTTGAAGGATATTTTGTTTCACTTGCTATTGATAAGTTTGGTGATAGTGGATCTACTGCTATTCATGAATATGATTCTGTAAAAATCAATGGTATGACAATTACAGGAGCAGCTGGGGAATTTGTTAAAGTTAGTTTTGATGTTATAGCAAGACGTTTAAGAAATTCAGGTACGACTACAACTTCATTGGCAGCAGCAACAGTAGCAACACCAAAGAAGTTTATCAGGTTTGAAGATTTTCAATTCAGGATAGGAGTAGATACAGATGGTGCATTAACAGGTGATGAGCAGTTTTATCCAACAAGTTTTTCACTTACATTAAACAACAGCTTGGTTGGAGATTTGACTTCATTGAATGCTCCTTATGTTGATGAACCTTTAAGAGATGCCGCAAGAGAAATAACAGGATCATTTGAAATACCAAAATTTGATGCAGCTGAAACTTTAAGTATTGAGAATTGGTTTATATCAGGACAGGTTTTAAAGATGGACGCAAGAGCAAGAGCAACTGATCAAATTCAAGTAGGTGGGAATCAACCTTATTACTACGCTTTTGAAATGTTCATGCCAGCTGTTCAGATATCTGACGCACAAAGACCTGTTAGTGGGTTTAGTAAAGTACCAGCACCTTTTAGTTTTACAGCTAAGAAAGCAGAAGCAGCAAGAGATGGGATGGATGGTAATGGTAATCTGTCAAATGGTGCAGGAGCAAATGAAGAATCAAGAGGTAGTTTTACAGAAAGTTTGAGAATAGAATTATTCTCAGTTTTACAATCAAATGCTTTAGCATAAGTCTTTATGGCTCCCCTGAAATATGGGGAGCTTTTTATTAATGTTTTAAAAGGAGATAAACTTTATGTTGTTAGATTTATCTGTAGGAGGAGAAGGTATTTGGGCTGAATATGATGAAGATGTAAGTTTCAAAATTCGTTTTGCAAGTCCAGAATCAATTAGAAAATCAAGAAATAAATATGTTAAGACAAAAATGAGAGGTGGAGTTAGGCAGGAAATAGAAATGTCTAAAACAGATAATGAGAAATGGGATGCTGATCTTTGGGATATGATGGTAGAAGATTGGAAAGGTGTTGTTACTACAGATAATACAGGAAAACAAACTCCTCTTGAATGTACTAAGGTACATAAAAAATTATTAGCAGATAAATCTGGTGCTCATGCAAATTTTATAATGGATTTTGCACAAGATATTAATAACTTTGTAGACGAGAAACAAAATGAAGAAGAACTAAAAAACTCGAAAGCTTCATCAGCTTCAAAATGATATATCCTAAAGTATCCTGTGAGAAGTGTTACCAGGATATGGAGGAGGATGAAGCCTTTGAACCCAATTGTAAGGTGTGTGAAAAGAGATATGGTGTTATCCCAAAGTTAATGATTGAAAATTATTCCTCTTTTGAATTGTATCAAGTATTAAATTCAGAAGTGGTAAATAAATTCAAACTCCAAACTGTTATTTGGGAACAGTTTAAAGAACGTATTCAAGAAGAAGGAATTAGTAAGGTTTTAAATAAACTATTTACCATATCAGACACAGTAAAGCAACATACTCCTGAAGAAAGAAAGAAATAGCATGCCAGTAAAAAAAGGAAATATTCCCTGGAATAAAGGTATTCCAATGGCTGAAGAAATGAAAAAGAGAATTAGTAAAAAGTTAATGGGGAATGTACCAGGAAATAAAGGTATTCCTTGTTCTGAAGAGACTAAAGAAAAGATCAGGAAAGCTCAAAAAGGAAGACCTTTGCCTCCAGAAAGAAAAAATGCTCCTTACCTTTTTAAAAAAGGAGTGTCTGCTTGGAACAAAGGTGTTCCTATGCCAGAAGAAACTAAAAAGAAATTAAGTAGAGTTAAAACTGGGACGAAAGCTTCAAAAGAAACAAAGCGAAAAATGAGTGAAACTCGTAAGAGATTGATAGTAGAAGGGAAGATTACATTTTTAAATGTAGCAAAAGGTAAAGATCACGGAATGTTTGGGGAAAAGCATTCTAAAGAAACTCGATTAAAGATAAGTGAAAAAAATAAAGGTAGAGTTAGTCCTATGAAAGGTAGAACAGGATCAAAATCTCATTTTTGGAGAGGTGGTCTATCTTTTGGTGAATATGGTGAAGATTTTAATACACAATTAAAACATTTAATTAAGAAAAGAGACAATTATATTTGTAGAATTTGTTCAATAAAAATTAAGAATGAATATTTGCATGTTCATCATATTGATTATGATAAGCAAAATAATGATCCTAAAAATTTAATTTCCCTTTGCAATAAATGTCATCCAAAGACAAATTATAATAGAGAAAAATGGAAATTATTTTTAATTAAATTAGTTAATAGTAAATTAAAGGTAATATAACGATGGCAGTGATTTCACTTTCCATAACTACTGATCCTTCTGGTGCTATAAAAGGCATTCGTCAGTTTACTGGTGAAGTTGAGAAACTTGATAAAAAAGGTTCTGCTGCAGCCAGAAGGTTTTCTACAGGATTTGATAAAGCTGGATTAAAGATAAAAAGAGCTGCTGAATTTGCTGGAACAGCTGTAAAACGATTTACTGTAATTGCTGGTTTAGGATTAGCTGCTGGGCTTGGAGTAACAATAAAAAGGACTATAGATTTGGAAAAATCTATGTTGAGTGTTAGAAAAACTACTGGTTTATCTGCAAAAACTATAGACACATTAAGAAAAGATTTTATTAATCTATCTACTGCTATTCCAATATCAGCAAGAGAATTAGCAGAAATTGGAGCTGTAGCTGGTCAGCTTGGTATCCAAAATGCTCCTGATATCCTTAAATTTACTGAGACTATTGCTAAGGTTGCAACAGTTACTAATTTTACAGCTGAAGAAGCTGCTACCTCATTGGCACGAATAGCAAATGTTTTTAAGATCCCTATAGCAGAAATAGAAAATTTAGCTGGGGTTATGAATGAATTGGAAAATACTACAACTGCTAAAGTTCCTCAGATAGCTGATTTTATGCGTAGGTTAGGTCCTGCATCTCTGCAAATAGGTTTAAGTGCTTCTGAAGTTGCTGGATTAAGTGCTACTTTAATAGATTTAGGATTCAGAGCAGAGTTGGCTGGTACTGCTGTTAGTAATACTTTTGCAAATATGATTAAGAAGGCGGATGTTTTTGGAAAGCAGATGGGTCTTACTGCTGCAGAGTTTAGATTAGCTATACAAAAAGATGGGATAGGAACAATTCAAAAGTGGGCTGAAGCTATTAGTAAATTACCTGCTGATCAAGTTATAGCACAATTTGAAGCTGTTGGTATTTCAGGTTCAAGAGCAAGATTAGTATTTAATGCTTTATCTAATAGTACTGAATTGATGGGGAAGAATTTAAAAACTGCAAGTGATGAAGTAAAAAGAGGGACTTCTTTACAAAAGGAGTTTGATATTTTTATTAGTGGTACTGCAAGTAAGTTAAGATTATTAGGGAATAGATTAGGACAAGCTGCATTCGCAATTGGTGATGTTTTGTTACCTGTTGTTAATGATTTAATTAAAACAGCAGGGGGAGATTTACAAAAAATATTGGATGGAGTAGCTGATAAGTTTACTAAAAATAAAGATGCAGTTAGAGAATTATTAGATAAAGGGTACATTCAATTTAAAGAAACAAGTAAAGGCATATTAAACGTAATGCGAGATTTAAAACAGCCTTTTTTAGATGTTGTAAGTATTATAGGAGATTTAGCTAAAATATTTTTAGAAAATGTTACTTTTTTTGGTGTTGGTGGATTATTAGGATCTATCTTTTTTGGTAAAATAGGGGCGGTTGGATTTTTAGCTGCTATAACTGCTACTGATAAGACTGTAAAATTTTTAGCAGAATCTTTAAATGGAGCTATTGATACTACTGACAGACTCAATGATCAAATCAAACTTCTTGAACAACAAATAAGAACTGGTACTAAATTAGAAGATGGTTTATTTGGATTCAGTAAAGTTGTTCCTGCATCAACTGAAGATTTGATTGCTATGGAGAAACAACTTGCTAATTTAAAAAAGACTGTAAAAGAAATTGATGAACCTATTAAAAAACCATTTGTAACTGTACAAACAGAAACTAAGAAAGTTCTTACTACATTAGAAGAAGCACAATTATTGATATTAAAATTAGGACAAAAGCAAGTTCCAAATTTTATAGTTTCTCAGTTAGAGATAACAAAAGTATTGAAAAAAGAAATAAGTATTAGGAGAAAACTACAATTGCAGGCTTTTGCTTTAGAAGAAGGAAAAATAAAAGAAATTCTAAAAACGCAAACTCTTGCAAATAAAACAAGGATAATCGGAATAAAAGATTTGACCAGAGTTGTCAAAGCACAAGAAAAGATTCAAATAGAAATCGTTAGAGATGCTGCTAATGAAAAATTATTAGAAATTGAAGCAGGTTCTCGAGCTGAAGCGTTGATTAAAGAAAATGCAGCAGAAGCAATTGTAAATATAGAAAGAGCTACAACAGAAAAATTAAGGGAACTTAAAAAAGAGGTCACACAAGAATCTGCTGCTCAATTACTAATACAAGTCAACGACGAAAATCTTACTGCTAAAGCAAGACAAGAGATTCATAATAAACTAAATAATATATTAGCTGAAGGTGAAGTAACTCGTCTTGATGCGTTTCGAATTGGTATTGCGAGTCAATTGTTATCTTTTAAATCTGTTAACCAACAAATAGCTGATTTTGGAATAGCTACTTATGGTGTTTTAAAAGATAGTTTTAAGAGTATTGTGACTGATGCATTAAAAGGAAATTTTAAAGATATTGGAAATTCATTTAAAACATTGATGCAACGAATGCTTGATCTTTTTATTGATGCACTTGCTCAAATGGCAGCACAAGCAGCAGCATCGGCAGTATTTAGACTTTTATTTCCTGGTGCATTGGGAGGTGGTCCTACTGGTGTATCTGGAGGTCAAGTTGGAGGAGGTGGAATCGGTAATCTAACCCAAATAGCTGGTCTTTTCGGTGGTAGTTCAGCAGGTGCTCCAGTAGCAGGATTCATTGGTCCGACAACTGCGGGAGGTTCTATTACCTCTGCAGGATTTGCAGGCACAGGTGCATCAGGGGGGGTGCTTCTTGGTGCTGGTGGAGCTGGGTTGATAGGTGGTCAAATTGGCAGTGCTTTAGGGGAAGAAGTTGTAGGTGGTCAAGCAGGAAGTACTATTGGAGGAATAGCTGGTGGTGCAGCAGCAGGTACGCTTGTTGCTCCTGGTATTGGAACTGTGATTGGAGGTATAGTGGGTGGACTTAGTAGTATATTTGCAGACGGAGGAATTATAAAAGAACCAACTATACTACTAGGGACAAAAACTGGGGGAGTAGGTTTGATGGCTGAACAAGGACCTGAAGCAATAGTTCCATTAGGAGGTGGAGGAGGTAAAGTTATAAATGTATTTGTAGAAAATTTATTCGCAAAAGATTTAAATTCAATAATAGATGAAGTGAATTCAGATAATCAAAATAGAAACATAGGAGATTTTAGATTGATGGTAGAAGAACAAAATACAGAAAATTTTAATCTCGTGAATTCTTAAGAGTTTCTTATGAAAAGAATAGCTTGGAATAAAGGTAAAAGGATGTCAGAAGAACAGAAACTAAAGATAAGCAATACATTAAAAAATAATAAGTACGAAATGGAACGTATTAGAAATCTTGGTAAAAAAAGAAAGGGTACTACGTTTACAGAAGAACAAAAATTAAAGTTAAAGCTTAATCGTTCAGATACGTCGGGTAAAAATAATTCTATGTTTGGTAAAAAACACTCAGAAGAAACTAAACTAAAGATGAGTAGAGATCGTTCTGGTTCAGGTAATGCAATGTATGGGAAACAGCATTCAGAAGAAACACGAAAGAAGATAAGTAATTCAATTGATACAAAAGGTAGTAAGAATCCAAGATGGTTGGGTGGAATTTCCTTTGAACCATACGGAATCGAGTTTAATAACACTTTAAAAGAACAAGTAAGAAAAAGAGATAAATATCTTTGTAGATTATGTAGTAAAAAACAAAAGAATAAGAAATTACATGTTCATCACATAGATTATAATAAACAAAATAATAATCCTGAAAATTTAATTAGTCTTTGTGTTACTTGTCATTTAAAAACTAATTTTGTTAGAATACATTGGACAGTTATTTTAAAATCTTTAAATAAACTCAATCATGACTTGAATTTTAATTATGAATCTATAAATTTAACAGGAGAAATGAATGGATAAACCTAAAAAAATTCTTATAAGCATCCCGATTGCTCCATACACAAGAATTGAGCCAGAACTTTTCATGTGGGTTTTGAAAAATGTAACGCATTATAATTTTATAGAACCAGGAAAATATATTTTAAATATAGATATAGTTGACGGAAAACCGATAGACAGTGTCAGAAACAAAGCTATGCATAGATTTTTAGAAAGTGATAATGATTATGTTTTAACAATAGATAGTGACATTGTTCCACCACAGAATTGTATAGATGAATTAGTTAGACATGACAAAGATATTGTCGGTGCTACTTGTTTCAGCTTTCAATATGGATATCCATTTGCGGTTATTTTAGATAAAGTAAATGGAGGCTATTCTAATGTAGATTGGCAAAAGAATAAAGATATAAGGTTGCAAGAATGTTCTGCTACTGGTGCTTCTTGTGTGTTAATAAAAAGAGAAGTTATAGTAAAGATGAAAGAGCATTTATTAAAAACTACAGGACGAACAATGTTTTATGAAAGTAAATATAATGAGAGAGGTGAAATATCTTGTGGTCAAGATTTTATCTTTTGTGATAATGCAATAGACATTGGTTATAAAATATATGTAGATAAAAATGTTCATTGTGACCATAAGGTTGATCGTATGTCATTAAAAAGAGTCAATGATCTTTTAGTTGAAGAACAAAATAAAAGGAATAATGGAAATTTAAAAATTGTAAAAAATATTGAGCACCAAAAGAAACTTGATGAAATTATTGAGAGAGTTTAGCTATGGGTTCAAGCGTCATACTTGCAAATAAAAATTTAGTAAAAGATAATGTTTTATCGTCTACATCTGAGTTTGATGAGTTTGTAGATCAACCAGTAAAGAGCACCAACAATACTGGATCATTAACACTAGTTAGTGCTGGTGCTTATTTTGGCACTACTGCCATGAACATAACTGTACAAATAAAGACTGCAGGCGATATAGGTGCATCAAAATTTATATTCTCTGATGACGGAGGTGCTACATTCTTTGGGTTAAATGCTGAACCTATTTTTGAAGATTTTGAGGTTGTAACAGTCAGAATTTAACCCAGAGTATATGACAAATGAGAAAAAACTTATTCTCCGCAGATTCAAATACAGATAGAATTTATCTTCATTCTGCTAACACTGGAACTATAATAAATTCGTTTTCAAGTCCAGTTACTAACCCACAGGGATTGGCATTTGTTAATCAAAGAGATATTGCTTTGATTAATACTTCTGGTATTGTCTTTCACATGAGTGGAGTTAGTAATACAGTACTGAACAGCTTTACTGTGCCAGGAACAAATGCTACTGGATTAACATTTGATGGTAGAAATTTAATTTCAGGTGATGCTACTACTCAAAGAATTTATAAATTTTCTGGGATGAGCCAGACAGTTATAGATTCTTTTTCTTCTATTTCAACCAACCCAACTGGACTTACTTTTGAAGGACAGAATTTAGTATCAGCAGATTCAGCAGCGGATAGAATTTATAGACATTCAGGATTTAGTACTACAGTGTTGACATCTTTTTCTTCTCCATCAACTACACCTGCAGGATTAGCATTTGATAGTAGAAATTTATTGCATGGCGATTCTAATACAGATAGGATTTATCAATTCTCAGGAATAAGTTCTACAATAACAACTTCATTTTCAAGTGTAAGCACAGTTCCAACTGGACTTGCTTTTGAATCTACTATTTCATCTATTGATTGTATTAAATTGAATAATGCTGATTTGTTAGCAGTTTATAATAAAAACCAAGGTGGGGCAAATTATGATGCTGTAGCAAAAAGATTTGATATATCAGCTGGAACATGGGGGAGTGAGGTTTCAATAGATGCTAACAATACAGGTTATACACACCCAGCAGTTGTACAGTTAGCTTCAAATGCTTCAATACCAAACAGAATCATATGTGCCTTTAGAGATAAAGCAGCAGGTACAATAAATATATTTAAATCAGATGATAATGGTGCTACTTTTGCAACTGTTACAACTATAACAGCTGATTTAGATGAGAATAATAAAATATCTTTAGCAAGATCAGGAAATAATATTTTAATATCTTACCATAGAGGTAGAATTTGTTATTCAAGAAAATCTACTGATAATGGCGGGACATGGGGGGCGGAGGTAACAATAAAGACAAGTGCTGTTCATTGTGATTTAAGTGTATTAGACACAGGAGCATTTATAGCTGCATATGAGCATCAAGATATAGCAACAAATAATTTTGGAAAGATTTATATTTCATCTTCTGCTGATGGATCGTCTTGGGGGTTAGCTTCTTCTTCTGTTATGTCTTCTGCTACTGAAGAATATTCAATGCCGACTACTACAATAGAAGATGGTGGATTGATTCATGTAGTTGCTCATGAAAATAAAAATAGAGATTTGAGAATAGTAAAATCAAGTGATAAAACAGGTACTGCTTGGGGGACAGTTCAACTAATGAATCCCTTACCAAATCAAGGACATACTATTTTAGCAACTGCAAACAGAGGATTCTATAATCCAACATTAGAAAGATTTGCAGGGACACTCCTTACTTTATTTGAAAGTTGGGACGGAGCTAATGGTCATTTATCTGCTATAAAGACTCATGCTTGGAGAAATGTTACAGAGTCTACTCCTTATAGAGATTGCTACTATCCAATATTAGGGTTGCCAGATAAAGTCACAAGTTTTGTTTTGACAACTGCTGCTGGAACAGGAGCGGAGTCAGGTGGGGTTTTAACTCTTACAACTACATCAAGTGTAGATAGTAGACTTTATAAAAGAACAATAAATAATGTAAGGACAACAAGTGGTGTTAAAGCAAGATTTAAAGTTGAAATAGATTCAGGTGGGTCAACAGCAACTGAGGCTTGTATATTTAGAGCACAACTATCTGACGGGACTAATCATATACAAACTACTTTAAGATTTTCAACGACAGCATTTTCTGTAATGGATGGAAATAAAACTGATGCTTGGGGAGCTTTACAATGGCAAGCAAGAACATGGAGTGAATTTTCAGATACAGTAGCTAAAAATGTTGTTCATGGCTTGACAGATGACCATGAGTTTTTATTAGCAATGAAAAATAGTGCTGTGTCTATTTGGTATAGGAATACACACGATAGAGGTATAAAGTGGATAAGTGCTGTTGAAGGAACAGAGATAAGTAAATCTGGTGTTGACACAGATAGTTTTTTAGAATTTGGGATTGTCAAAAATGCTGCAACTATGAAAGTTCATTCATTGGAGTTTGTAGAAAGTGAAGACGGGCTGTATGATGGATTTAGTAATCCTGATGATTTGGTACAAAGATTAACTGCTACAGGATCAAAACCACAATTCCTTAAAGATGGTGTAACAATAACATGGGGTGGTTCTGATGGAGTTGTTGATGATTTATGGACAATTGGTTCTGCATTTACTTTTCCAAAAGAAGATATGGTAACTGATAGTCCATCTGATTTAGTTAGAACAGAAGATGATGGATCAGAGCATGTTTATGTATTTGATGCTGGTGAAAATAAAATTTTTAATGTTGATCAAATTAATCTTGTAGGGATAAATTTTAGAACTGGCAAGTTTCAAATGAATGCAGCAGATTCTTGGGGTAGTCCTACAATTGATCAAGCATTTACAGTTAGATCAGAGGTAAGTGGTACTGTTACAGGTGTAACACAGAATACAGTAACTGATAGCTCATTAGCTTTAAAACTTAATCAATTGGCAAGACCAAACAGACCAATGTATTTAAGACCTACAAGTGGAACAGCAAGTGGGAAGACTTATAAAATAGAATCTAATAATGCCACAGAAATAAAAATAACTACTGCATCATTAACAACTGATGGTTTAGCTTCTTCAGATACTTTTGTAGTATTTGTAGATAGAGTATCTCAACAGATAGCTGATACAAGTTTAAGGTATGCGAGGTTGGTTATAGATGCTCAAGAAACTGCTGATGATTTTTATAAAATAGGCAAATTAGTATTCGGTAAGAAAATTGCTTTATCTAAAAACTTTAATGTTGGATATAAATTTTCTCAAGCACCAAATGTAGGGGTCAATACTTCCTCAAGAGGAGGACAAAAATTTAGTACAAAGAGAGGTGAAAGCAGACAAGCATTCCAACTTAATTTTACACATAAGACATCGGCATTTACAGATGAAATTGAGCAATTTTTAGAAGCTACAGATTGGGCTAACAATCCATTTGTATTTATTTTAGATGATGATGATCTTCAAAATTTTGTATTGGCAAGATTATCTAATGTTTATAATAAACAACATGTCATAACAAATATATTCAATATTAATAATTTAGTGCTGGAAGAAGAACTATGATCTCAGATAATAATTGGGTTGGGATAATAAAAGATTCAAAAGTAACAAAGCATCTTATTTTGAAAATGGAGATATCTGGTAAAGAACAATTGTTTGCTACCAGTAATCTTGAGGTTATAGATGCTACTACAACCTATAAAGTTGGGACAGTCACAGTTACTAATTTATCTAAATCATTAACATTTGTTGGTTCTTCTCTTTTAGGTAATGTTGAAGATGGTGGTTTATTTAGAATAACTTCCAACCCCAATGCTCCTTTTTATGAAACAAATGCTCCAACTACAAATACAGCATTAGCTTTAAAAACAGAATATTTAGAAGCAACAGAATCTGCTAAAACATATGAAGTATTAACTGATTTTGTAATAAAGAAATTTAAAGCTGGATTAGGATCAACTGGAAATATAGTTTCCTCTATTGATTTAGATACATTAACCAGTAGGATTTCCTCTATAAAGTTATCAATAGATGGTTCTCATGCTTTACAGAATTTAAGAACAACTTTTGTTTTGACTAATATGACAGCTGAGTTGGGGTTGTGGGTTGAAGGGATGCTTTACCAAGACAGACTACAACTTGGTGAAGGTGTTATACGAAACATATCATGGGGAGATACAGAAACTAATTTTACTTTTAATTTATTAGATTTAAGAAAGAATCTTGATAGAAAATTTCCTTCAGTAAGAATAACTTCTGAAAATTTTTCTGGAGCGAATGCTCAAGTTATAGGAAATTCTTATCCTGTATTATATGGTTCGGTTATAGATTCTCCATGTTTTTATATTGGACAACCTGATACAGATCATAGGTGGTTAGTGGCTGGACACGATATAAATGGTATTTCTACAGCAAGACACAATGGCTCAACTTTTTCTCCTTCAGATAGTGGTACAGCTACTGATGGAGATGGCAATACTTATTTCTTTATAGAATCAGCATCTGATTTTTCTACTGAAGCGGTAACAGTAGATGCTAATGGAACAAAAGATGGCTCATCTTTTTTTAGTAATGCAGGAGAAATAATAGAAGATATTGTAACAGATTTTAGTGGATTGGATTCAGGTCAAATAGATTCAGGAGCATTTGGTACAGCAAAGAATAAATTAGCAGGGTGGTCGTTAGCTTCAATATTCAATGGTGCTGGTAAAACAGAAGCTACTGTGTTTGATACTATCCAAAGAAGGCTTGCCCCACAATTGCCGATTGTCCCAGTATGGAGGAACGGGAAATATGGGATAATAGTAATTGATTTAGATAACCCAGTCCCAATTATTAAATTAAAAAGAAATAAAAACATTATAGCAAGATCAGGATTAGTAACTGAAACAGATGTTACAAAAGTAAAAAATTCTTTTGAAATAAATTATGGGTATAATCCAAGATTAGGACAATATACGAAATATAAAAAACTTGATAATACAGGATCAAGGCTTCTTCAAATATCGCAAGATAGATATGGTTTACTTGAAGCTCCTGTTTTAAATGCCAACGATATACAATCCAATACTACTGCTGATAGGTGGTTGGAATTTCAAGCAATTTTAAGATCAGAAACATTAATAATAATTACATATGATTGTACACATGAAGCATCAATAGTAGAAGAAGGCGATATGGTTTCTGTAACAGATGTTGATCAAAGTTGGACAGATAAATTTTTTATTTGTATACAAAGAAGTTTTAATTTAGAAAGTGTCAAGCTAACTTTAAGGGAGATTAGATGGACAGAATCTACATAAAAACTATTTAAAAGTTTATCAAAAACTTATATAATATTAATAGAGGGATGAACCCAAAGTTAAAAGACAGAACATTGTCTATTGGCTTTGGGTTTTTTTATTGGAGAAAATTATGGCATTAGATTCTGGAGCATTACCTAAAGGCACAGCAACAGATGTTGCATTAACTCAATTTAATCTTGTTACAAGTGCTATTAATAATGCTACTCCTTGGGGTATTCTTAATGGTGGTCATGGATTTAAAACGGCAAATTCAGGATTCAATGCTTTGAGTCCCACCGCAACAAAAGGTGATCTTGCTGTTTTTACTTCTTCAGGGATTAATGGTATTTTTCCTACCAGTTCAATTGATAATTTAAGAATTGTCACAGATTCGGGTACTCATTCAGGGTGGAAGCTAACTGCTGCTGGAGCTGGTGCTGTAAGTGAAACCAAATCTGATAAGACGGCTAATTTTAGTGCCGTATCTGGAAATAGATATTTTATGAGTGGATCAATTACAGCTGATCTTCCTGCTACTCCTTCTGATGGAAATAGAATTGCATTTGTAGATCCTCATGGTAATTGGGCAACAAGTAATGTATCTATTAATCCTAACGGAAAAACTATTTTACTTTCAACCAGTGTTTTAACAGGCGATGTAAGCGATGATTTTTTCGTATTAGAATACAATTTAAGCACAACTGATTGGAGGTTTTCAACATGACAAGTAGAAGTTCATTTATAAATCCAAGAAAAACAAGTGAGTGGCAATTAAATTCAAATTCAGATGTTTCAACAGTTGGAGATACTTATGAAACTGTTTATACTTTTGTGGGGGCAGGTTTACTTGTGGCTGTTTCGGCGGCGGCGTCTGTGGCAAATATAGTAAAAACACATTGGGAAATAACGGTAGATGGTGGAACGCTATATGAACTTGATATGGCTACACATTTCATAAAAGGTAGTGATGCAAGCACATGGTCCGAAGGTTCTAATATTGGTACGCAAAATTTTACAGTACCAGTTAATCAAGATTTTGGTACGTCAATTTTGGTAAGGGCAAAGAACGATACTGATACAGGTGTAATTGCTTGTAGTGTGTCCTCGTCAGAAGATATATAGTTTATGATAAAAACTAAACAGACAGTTGTTGTAATGGGTGGGTTTAAAGGTGGCACATCTTCTATTGCGGGGGCCTTGTCAATTATGGGGGTTCACATGGGGGATGAGATTACTCACAGAGGCGAATACGAAGATACTGATGTTATAGATGCCACAGTAGATGAAATAAAGGAGATCATAAAAAAGAGAAATGCAGAACATGAGGTTTGGGGTTGGAAATATTTTGCTTTGGATAGATATATAGAAAGTGTGAAGCATCATTTAATTAACCCTAAATATGTAATTGTCATTAGAGATGTTTATGCTACGGCATTGTCTCAATTGTCGAGGTGTAAAACGCCTCATTTTATTGCATTAACAAGGGCTGCAGATGAAGCATCATCTAACTATAGATTTATGATGAATAATATAAATTCAGCTAACTGTATTCCAATAAGTTTTGAGCATTTAATTAGGTCGCCTGAAACTGTAATCTGCGGTTTAGTTAAATCTTTAAATATAGATTTACCTCCAATATTAATACAGAAAGCAATAGATTTTATTCAAGTTGGAAATTATCAACATTTTGTGATTAGAGGTCAAAAGGCAAAATTATTACCATAAGAAAGGAGAGTCATGCCAATAACAGAAGAAGAAGTCGAATTGAAACCAAACTTTTATCAGATTCTAAAGGTTAAAACATGGACAGGTAAGGATGGCAAGGAACATATAAGAAAAACCGATAGTGGGGTTAAAAAAATAAATGGTGTCAGAATGGACAAATGGAAGAAGCATGACAAATCATGGCTTAATGTTGACCCTATTGCCGATGTGATATTTGGACAACCCATACCGGCAACATATAAAGTAACAACGGATGAAGAAGGTTTAAATATTGATACGGACTTTTCTGGCGATTTCCAATTAAAAATAGAAAATGAAACAAACCCTGGCAAATCGCTATTAATAAGAGCGACAGTAACAAATGGTATTGGAAACGTGACTATTCTTGGTTCAGAAATTAAGGAGGTAGGAAAATACAAATTTAATAATGGGAGTCTAAAACAAACTCAAATGAATGGTGAAATATCTTTTAACGTAACAACGAATTAAAAAATGAATAATTTAATCATACCTTTAAAACACTATAGTATACGACCTGTTGATATTTCTGTTGATGTGATGGTTATACATTATATATCGGCAATTAATTTAGATAAAGATAAATGGGATGATCTTGGTTTGATACTTGGTATATTTGGGCAATATAAGTTAAGTGCTCATTATTTAATAGAAAGGTCAGGAAGAATTATTGAAATGGTAGAACCTGCTTTGAAAGCATGGCATGCTGGGAGGTCTGAATACGGACAAAGACGCAATTGTAATGATTACTCAATAGGTGTAGAAATTGTTGGTGGTAGTTTTGTAGATTTTAAATCTATACAATATGATTCTTTAAATAAATTAACAAACGATTTAAAAAGAGATTACCCTATAAAAAATATAGTAGGGCATGAAGATATAGCATTACCAAAAGGTAGAAAAAAAGATCCTGGGAAAAGATTTGATTGGGATAGAATACCTAAAATCATTTAACGTTAAAAATGAGTACAATATAAATGATGAAAATATTAATTACAATACTAATATCAATTATGCTTATTGGCTGTCGTACTACAGAAACAAAACAGATAAGTGTATCTGAAGATTTGGATTTAAAAGCTATCAATGAAATATCGAAAGACCCAAATTCAGAATTTAAAAATAAAAAATTCAGTAAAGAAAAATATCAAAAATTTTTAAATAAAGAATTAAAAGATATAGAAAAATATTTAGCAGGAAGAACTGATTTACACCCTATTTTAAGAGCTTGTTATGTTAAACAAGTTCATGCTTTTTTAGAATATCATACATTTAAAGATGCTGGGCTATTGTATACGAGAGAAAATCAGGAAGTTATTTGGAAGATAACTGATAAAGGCTTAATGATATTATTTTATAAATATACTGTTGTTTTTAAATGGGGTGAATGTTTAGAGCAGAAACTTCAAGAACAATGGAAAGATGTAAAGGTTACTTATAAATGAAAAGAAGAAAATTAAATCTTTATATAGAATGGCCACCTGAATTTTAATGGAGGAATTAAAATGGATAATTTATTTACACAGTACCCAATGGCGTGGGCTATGGTAGGGGGATTGATGGGGATGATAGTTCATATCCTAAAGAAGAAAGTTAAAGGAGAATCAGCATCAGCTATAGTTGATTATTTTACAGATAACATGAGATACACCATAACAGCTTTAATAGGCATGGTTGTATCAGTTTTTATGATATATGATCCAAACCTTATTTGGTACAAAGCTATGTTGGTCGGGATTCTTGCTGGTTACGGTAGTGATTCTGCTTTTAACAAAGATAAAGATGTAGCATGAATAAAAAAGAAAGACGAAAAGTCGGCAGTAAAAAACGTAGAATGATGCGTAAGAGGAAGAAAAAATGAATAAATTAAAAGTTGTAGGATGGAGCATACTCCTTATTATTATTGGTATAATTTTTTCTCAAAATTCAGTACTGAGAAAAAAAGCAGCACGGTCAAAAGCAAAAGCAGAAAAGACAAAACACAAAGCAAGATTAAAAACTATGACAGAGGCTGTAACAAGTCTGGATGGTCAGATAAAGATTGCCAACAAACAAAAGACTAAAAATAAAGCTACATTAAAAATCCTGAAAGCAGACCACACAAAATTAAAGAAAAAGATTGCTGAGGATTATAAAAAGGTAGCTGTTGTCAATTCTGAAATAACCTCTTTGAATTCTGCTCTTGCTTATATGGATAGATTGAAAAAGAAGAAAGAGAAAAAATGAGCTATGAAGTTGACAAGAAGATTTCTGTAGTGAGAATGTTTATATATGCTGTGTTTATAGTTCTCATTTTGGGATTCTTTAAATTTGCTTTTGGTGAGGAAAAAGTAGTTACAGAAAAAGATTATATCTATGCTGTTGAAACAGTAGAGATGCAACAAAAGCAGATTGAAGATTTAAAAAATACATTGACCACTTTAAATGAAGCAAATGAAAATCTTTTGGAACAGATCAGGTTACACGAAGAAGATGTTAAGATAAATGAAGGAACGATAATTCCTAATTATAAAAAGATAGTTGCTCAACAAGATGATGCAATAAAGTTTTTAGATAAATTAGCAGATCGTTACCGTGAAGAAATTGTACAATTAGAAAGTAAAGGTACAAAAAATAAAATAGCAAAAGTCGGAACAGTAGCTGAACATACTGGGGCTGGTTGTCTTACAGGTAGCTTGTTTGCTGGGGTCGGTGTTGTTCCAGGATGTGCTATTGGTTTTGTTACAGGTTTAACAAAGAATTTTTTATCAGATATGTTTTAACTCTTACCATTTAGAAATTTTTCTAAAATTAATTCCAGTTGTTTTGAAGTTGATCTTTTTTCTTTGATAGCTTCATCCTCTAATTTTTTAACCAGCAGACCCTTTAAATAAAATGAATATGTTTTATACGTCTCATCTTTTTCAACTCTCCTCATAAAATTCTCCTTTCATTTTTATTATACTATATTATTTTTAAATTTTAAATTTTATTTTTAAATAAAAAATAATAGACTGTCCATATAAAACTAAGTTTTTTCACAAAAAATAGCTGTTTTTCTGCGTTTTTTTCACCTTGTAAGTGCTTGTTTCTATAGGAGTTATGAATAAAACGCAAGAAAAGTGAAAAAGGGCTCATTTTTTCCTGGCAATATAATAAAAAATAATATATATTATTATCAGGATGATAAATGATATTTACAATTTAATTATTTCAATTTTAATCACGGCAATTATTTTTTCAAACACAGTTGCCATGCCTACAAGGAGGCTCAAAGCGGTTCAACAGAATACGACATCTCAAGTGCAGACAACTATCGTAACTATGTAAACTGGATTTAAATTTTCAAAACATTCACTGAGGAATTGGGCACAATAAGCAGACGGAGCTAATTCAGTCTGCGATCCCCAGCAAACTGCGGATAACCAATTTAAAGATATCGGAACACTCGGGTATTCAAGTCAATAGCGCATCCTGACCAATGAGCGAAGAACTCAGGTCTTTTAGGACAGCACGAGCTTGAAGCGGTAGTGTCGTAGAGTTTTAAAAGGTTTTCGCTTTTACGGCTGACAAAAAAATCGACAAGCTATAAAGCGGAAGTGCAAACAATTAAATAGTAAATTTCCCGAGCCCACTGGTGCAAATCGGTGGGCAATCGAAAATTTATTATTAACTATTATATATAGGAGGATTTAATTTGGTAACAATGCAAAAGATGGTTCAGTAAAAGAACTTGCTAATCTTTTTGTAGTAAAAATAATTGATGATGAAAATTAAGCACTACCGAAATTTATAAACAACGGGGTCAACACATCAAAACCCTTTCGCCTACGAAAGAAAGAGAGGGTTTGAATGTGTTATCCAAATTAACTAAGGGAGGTGATTAAATGGAAAATGCTTTAAAAAACTGGAAAGAATATTGTAATAAATGTCGCAAGGAAATAACTGGTAAAGTTTACTACAAATATTTAACAGTTAATCAAGGCACAGAACAACAAGATGAAATTGATTTTTCTTTTTGTAAAAATTGTTATTCAAAAGTATAGTCAAAAATTATTTAAAGGAGGTGGTTATTAATGAAGAATGAAAAGTGTTGGAAGGAGAACGCACTGAAGACCTTGTCCTTGAGACAATGGCAGAACATGTTAAAGCTTCAAGTTGCAGTTCCGAATATTTGGACAAGATACGGTATTAAAAAATAATTTATTAATCTTTTAAAATTAAATTCATTTTTTATTAACTATTATATTAAGGAGAAACCTATGTACGCAAAACAATTGGAAGAGTTTTTAACAAATATGATAACAGCAAAGTTACCTGTACTTGTTAAAGGAAAACCTGGTGGCGGTAAAACATCTGTTATTAAACTGGTTGGAAAAAAACTCAAACAGAAAGTTAGAATTAAACATCCTGTAGTTGATGAACCTATCGACTATAAAGGCATGCCCTCAATTCAAGGTGAGATTGCAAAGTTCTTACCGTTTGGTGATCTTCACGAATTAATCCACACCAAAGAAGACATCATTTATTTCTTGGACGATTTGGGTCAGGCAAGTCCATCAGTTCAGGCGGCTTGTATGCAATTACTTTTAGAGAGACGAATTAATGGCCATGAAGTAAGTGACAAAGTTACTTTCATTGCTGCAACTAACAGACAGGTTGACCGAGCTGGTGTTTCAGGAATGCTGGAACCCGTTAAGTCAAGGTTCGTAACTATCGTTGAGTTAGAAACGAAACAGGATGATTGGATGGAGTGGGCAATTGAAAATAATATCTCCCCAATGCTAAGATCATTTTTTAACTTCCGCCCTAATCTGCTTCATGATTTCAAACCCACGGGTGATCTTGTAAATTCTCCCGCACCAAGAACCGCTCACAACATCGACAAGATGATGAAAGCTGGTATTCCTGAAGCGGTCTTTTATGAAGTCATCGCAGGTGCTGCAGGTGAAGGATTCGCAGCCGAGTTCAGTGCTTATGTCAAATTTCATAATGAGCTTCCTGACATAAAACAAATATTAACTAATCCTATGGAAGCTACCGTACCTGAGAACATAGGTGTTCAATACGCATTGTGCGGTAAGTTGGTTGAGGAAGCCACCAAGGCAAATGTCGGAAACATTATTAAGTATGTTGGCAGGCTTTCAAAAGAATTTGAAATCTTTTTAACCAGAGACATCGCAATATCAAAACCTGAATGTGCGAAAACAACTGCGTTCATTTCTTGGTTAGGAAAAAATGATAAGGTGATGATCTAAACTTTACTTTTTAAATCTTCTCAGGGAAGAGAAGAATTCATTAAACTTTTTATTAAGGAGAAACAAATGAGCTTAAAAGAAAATTCAATTTTAGTTAAATTAAAAGTCAGCCAGTGGACAGCAAGAAAGTATGACAGAAATATTTCAGATGAATTAACAACCAAACATAATGCTTCACATGATTATGCAAGGGTGAATAAAGTGCTGGTGGATATTCAGGAGATTAAAAAGATAACCAAAAGCGCAAATGAAATTCGTAATTTTCATAACACAAATACTTTACCGTGGATGCAAGATGGGATAGGAATTCTCCCCATAGCTAACCACAGTAAATACATTGAAGGTATGAGACAATTGAAAACTAAGTTTCAAGAACAAGTGGAAAGCTTTCAAAGACAGTATGAACATCTTGTTAGTACTGCGCAAGTGAAACTCGGTTCTATGTTTGATCCTTCAGATTATCCTTCATCTTCTTCAATCGCAGACAAGTTTAGTATTGATGTTGATATGTTTCCGATCCCTGATTCAAAAGATTTCAGGGTTGATCTTGATGAAGATATTATTAATGATATGAAAAAAAATCTGGAATCAAAAATTAAAGATGCTCAGGAGGAAGCAATGAAAGATTTGTGGAATCGTCTTTACGGTACAGTTACCCACATGGCAGAAAAATTAACTGACCCATCTTCCAGATTTAAAAATTCTTTGGTGGGTAATATTGACGACTTAGTAAAGCTTCTGCCGAAACTTAATGTAAGCAACGATCCTAATTTAGAAAACATGAGGAAAGAAGTTGCTAACAAGTTGTCTGCTTATGACCCAGAGGATTTGAGGACAGACAAAAAGGTAAGGTCACAGGCGGCACAGGAAGCGAAAGACATCGTGGACAAGATGAAAGGTTTCATGTAATAAATAGTATAATAATAGAGGGTCTTAATAAGACCCTCTAAATAAATTAATCTTTTTAAAGGAGTGGTAAACATGACTGCGAAAGATAAAATTATGAAAGCCAGAATCAATTTGATTTTGACGCAACCATTTTTTGGTTCTTTAATTATGAAGTTAAATATAATTGAAGATTCTTCTTGTCCTACTGCTTGGACAGATGGTAAGTCAATGGGCTATAATCCTAAATGGATTGATAGTTTAACATTGGATGAAACAACTGGGGTCACTGCACATGAAGTTTTACACTGCGTGTACGATCACATCGGAAGACGTAATGGTAGAAACGCAAGGCAATGGAATAAAGCTTGTGATTATCAAATCAATTTAGTTCTCCTTAGTATCAAAGATAAAGAAAATCGTCAGGTATTTTATCTTCCTAAAGGTGGATTGGTTGACGATCAGTATGCAGACCTTTCTTCAGATATAATTTATACTATGTTGCCTAAAGAAGAAGATGAAGGTGGAAACGGAAAAGGACCTGCGGGTCAACCTGGAGATGTAAATGGTGAAGGTAATGATCCTGGTGAGTGCGGTGAAGTTAGAGATTCTGAAGACTCTACAGCAACTGCAGATGATTGGAAAACTGCTACACAGCAGGCGGCTAACACGGCAAAAAATCAAGGCAACCTTTCAGGTGAACTTGAAAAACTCGTTCATGAATTATTGAATCCTAAAGTTGACTGGAAGCAGTTGCTAAGAAGATTTGTTGAACAGTCTGCAAAGTCAGATTATTCTTGGACAGCTCCTAACAGAAGATACGTTGCGCACGGAATTTATCTCCCATCTTTAAAGTCTGATATGTTAGACTTGGTAATTGGGATTGACATTTCGACTTCGGTAACTCAAGAGGAGCTGAATCAATTCCTGACTGAAATAAAAGTTATCGGGAGAGAATTCAAAGCCAACATCACAGCTATAAGCTGTAACACTTCAGTTCAATCTGTAGAAACATTTAATGAGTATGATGAATTGGATGTGAAGATTGAAAGAGGTGGCGGTACAAGATTTTCACCTGTGTTTAAAAAAGTAGATGAGCTTGGTTTAACACCAAAGTGCTTAGTGTATCTTACTGATCTGGAATGTAGTGATTTCGGTGATACACCTGATTACCCAGTTCTTTGGATTAGTACAGGTTCTAAGTACGCAAACAAAGTTCCTTTTGGTGATGTAGTATCTATTAAAAATAAATTTTAATTAAACAGGAGGGGCTGAGTAAAATCAGCTCCTCTATTTTTAAGGGAGACACCAAAGGGAAGTTTTATCTTTTAACCATGCTTTTGAAGGGAGTGATATAAATGGAAAGAAGACAACCAACAATCAGATGTTGGGTTTGTGATGGAATAGTAAATATAAAATCTCAAACTTCTGTTGTAGGAAATCGGGGTAATTTAATAATTGCCAGACATGGTAGTTGTAGTGTAGGTTCTTACAAATGGATGAACAGTGAAATGGCAAAGGGAAGTGTGTTTTATAAATCTATTAAAGAACAGGAGGTGATTGCGTGAAGAAAACTAAACAATTAAAACGGCAGGAAGCTATGGAAAGGCAAAATGAGTATAATATATTAGATGTTGCTTCTAAAATAAAGAGAGCTAAAAGTAGACGTGGGGAATCTAAAAAAGAGCTTTCTAAATTAGTCAAGTTGTCATGAGGCGATTGGCGATAGAACATTACAAATGTGAAAGGTGTAGTTCAATAAGGGACATCCCACGAAAACTCTCAAAACAAAAACGAAGCGGACATCCAAAACATATGTACTGCTATAGTTGTAAACGTAAAAGTAAATTTAGAATGGAGGATTTCTAAATGATAGATTTAGTACAATTGTTTAATGCCGATTTGCAAAGGCACAAGTTTGATGAATATGGTCGGTGTAAAGATTGCGGTTGTCATCGTTCAGACGTTGAAGATGGTGATTTAAGAGATCAACTTTGCAATGCTGATAGAGAAAAGTTTAGTAATTTTGAAATGTCATATAGAGACTACGTTCTTTCAAAGGGAGAAAAATAATGAAAATATATAAATTTTCGCCAAAAGCCTTAGCAATAGAATTTGCGTATAATCCTCGTCTTGTAGATGAAATGCGAAAGTTTCCTATCAGAAGATGGGATAAACAATCTAAACTATGGCTGATACCAATTTGTGATGACAACATTGAAATGCTTAAAACGAATTCGGTATTTAAAAAATTCACTTGGGATGAAGAGGCTAAAAAAGTTGTTAGCAGTTATTCAACAAAAGATTTTAAGAAAATAACCGAACAGAAAAAATCCAATCTAAAAATTACGGGATTAAAAATGAAACTCTACCCTTATCAAATGATAGGGGTAGAGTTTATTGATACCACAAAGAGTTGCTTATTAGCTGATGAGATGGGGCTTGGTAAAACAGCGCAGGCATTGGCTTGGCTACAATTAAGAAGTAAAGTTAGACCCGTACTTGTTATATGCACTGCGACATTAAAATTAAATTGGGAAAGGGAAATAAACAAATGGATGTCAAAAAATAAATCTGTTTGTGTAGTGAACGCTGGAGAAGCTTGGGATGATTCAGAAATTATAATTATCAATTATGATATTGTCGATAGATACCTTGAAGATTTAAAGAAAATAAAATTTCAATGTATTATAATAGACGAATCAACATTGATTAAAAACAGCAAAGCTAAAAGAACTAAAGCGGTGGTAAAGTTAGCTAAGAAAATTCCTCATGTTATTTGTTTATCTGGCACGCCTTTTTTAAATAGACCAGTAGAGATGTTTAACACATTACAGCTTGTTAGTCCTTCAGAGTTCTCAAACTTTTGGCAATACGCTTTTAAATATTGCGATGCTAAAAAAGGATATTGGGGATGGGACTTCAGTGGTGCAAGCAACACAGATAAGTTGGCGGACAAACTTAAAAAGTCCGTAATGATTAGACGTGAGAAGAAAGATGTGTTAAAAGATTTACCTGCTAAGACAAGAGTACTGTTACCTCAAAATGTAGATTTAAAATCATACAAGATAGAGGAACGGTGCTTGGCTGATTGGATAAGACAAAATAAAATAACTGGGGATTCATCAGGCGGAGATCATCTTGTGAAAATAGAGAAGTTGAAACAGGCTGCGCTTGAAACAAAGTACAAAGAGTTTGTTGAGTGGATAAAAGATTTTATAGATATGACGGGGCAGAAGATAGTCCTGTTTGCTCATCACAGAGATTACATTAATAAATTATTAGTAGACTTAAAAAAATTTGATCCTGTTTCTATAGTAGGAGGTGATGCCATACAAAAAAGACAAGACTCAATTGATATGTTTCAGAATAAAAGAAGTCACAGGATTATCATTTGTTCTATGAAGGCGGCAGGGGTCGGGATAACTTTGACTGAAGCTAACACAGTTGCGTTCTTTGAACTCGGTTGGAATTATCAGGATCATGCTCAATGTGAAGATCGTTGTCATAGGATAGGTCAAAAGGATAATGTCACTGCTTATTACTTTATAGCCAAGGGAACTATTGAGGAGGACATCTATGAATTGCTGGAAAGTAAAAAGAAAGTATTTGATGATGTTATGCAGACTTCTAATTTGATTGATGTAAAGACAAAAGATTTAGGAAGTATCTACAAAGATTTGTTAAAGAAAATTGTCGACAAATATGAAAAATAAATTATATTTTAAAACACCAGATTTTTATTATATAATAAATTTTAACCTATTAATAAGGAGATAAACTTTATGTCTTTTGAAAAAAACAAAAGAAAAAATTATGCGTTGAATATAGTTTACAAAACAGTTTATATGTGGATTCCAAAGTTTCCTGACCATGTTGATTTAGATTTTTTAATAGACATCGGCAAAGAAACTTTATTAAAAACCAGAAAGCAATTCAATCCAGATAAAAAAGTAAAATTTAAAACCTACCTCATAACAAGTCTTAACAACAGATTCAAATCCGAATTAAATAGAACTCATAAGAAAAATAGTATCTATAATTTTAGTTCAATTGATGTAGATACATTACCAGATGAAAGCGGTCAGGGTGATCTTGATGTTGTTGCTAATATAGTATTTTTAACAAAGAGATTATCAAAAGAAAGTCTTGAGGTAATGGATTTAATATTAAAAGCTCCTGCTGAAATGATTAAGCTGGGGTATTCAAACAGACGATTTGCAATGAAGTCTATTTTGAAACATGCCAAAGTTTCTACCTGTGAATTTAACAGATTAAGACGTGAAGCTCTCCGAGTTTTAAAATAATTTTAAAATAATAGCTTCATCCACAAAAAAATTTCGTATAATATTTTTAGCTTTGCTTTTCAAAGTGAAAAATATTCCAAACCTACATATGAATTCTAAATATAAATTTATAATTATTTATTTTAGGAAGAAGTATGTCTAAAAGAATAAAAATTAGAAGTGGAATATATAAAAGAATTTTTATTCATTCATTAAGAGATAGGAATGGAAATTTAAAGAAAGCAACACCAACAAAATTAAATACGAAAACAGTATTTGCTCAGTACCAGGATTTAACATTAAAGGAGCTACAGATTAAGCAACATAGCTACAACCAGTGCTTTGATATTGTTCAGGAGATGTATCTGTACATATTGAAGCACTGGTATCGACAAAATAATTCTTTTGGTATTAGAAGATTTATAAACTCAAAGACGAATACCAAATATTTTGTTTCTCTTACCAATTACATTCTTCATTGGAAGCTTCATCAGGGTCGCCAGAGATTTACAGATTTTAAATATATAATAAAAGAATATTTTAATATCTGTTTTAGGGAAGGCGACCTTCCTCAATCCTCTTATTTTAAAAAGAATAGACCTTTACCAAACCAGCTTTTAACAGATAGGAGTTTACTTGAATGGGAAGGTCATTGGGATAAATACGACGAAGACCATGGGTATAATATTAAAGAAGGAAATGGATTATTTCAAAAACGGGTTGTTGAATTAACAAACAAAGAAAAAATGTGTAAGAAAAAATTTAGCTTTAAAGATTCTATTGAGTGTCATAATTATTGGGTACACAAGATAAATAAATCCAGAGAGAAGCTGAAGTATTCAAACCTTATGATGGAGATACAGGATTGGGAATATGATTGGGATATTAATGAATTGGTAACTATAAAAAAGAATTTAATAAAAGAAAGTAAACTTGAGGGGAGTTTTAATAAGATAATGATGATGCAGGTAAAAACTTTTTATAATAAAGTTAATGATGTAAAATCTGTTTTTGAAAAGTTTCCTCATTTATTACCTGAGACCGTAAAATTTTATATTAAATCTGATGCATTAATTTAATGGAAACCTTTACTAATTACATTCAAGATTCAACTTTACGAATTATGTTAATGGATACTGATTCATTAAAGATAATTCGTTCACTTGTATCTGCTGATATGTTTGATGGGGAGATAAGGAAAACCACTTGCCAGTCTATATATGATTATTATGATAAATATAAGCATAGTCCTACCGAAGAATTTATTGACTTCTTTTTTTCCAAATCGAAGATATTAAAGCTTAGTAAAATAAAACAGGATTTATATGAAAAGTATATTGGTAAACTTTATGATATGGAACCCAATAAAGAATATGTTTTGGGTAAGTTATCAGATTGTGTTCAGAAGGCTGCTATAGCGAAGGCAATTCTGGAGGCTGCTGAATTAGTTCGAAAAGGTGATTATGAAGATATAAAAGATATTATAATAGATGCTTGTCGAAATAGAGTTGATGGTCAAGAGGTTGGGGAAAGCTTTTGGGATTACCAATATCAAAAAGAGGACATGGATGTAGTGTGTAATTTTTCTATCCCAGAACTAAATACTTTGTTGGGCGGTTATGTAAGAGGGGAACTTTTTTTATGGCTTGCAGCAACTGGGGTGGGAAAATCATGGGCTATGATTGAAGGGGTAAAGAGTATTTTAAGGCGTGGTGGTTACGGAGTGTATTACACTCTTGAGATGTCAAAGAATAGAATACACCAAAGAATAGGAATGTCTTTATCTGGGTTGAGGCGGGATATTGACAAAGGTAAAAAATTAGAGGTTGTTTATTTGGATGGAACTATAGGAGATTTTAGTGACAGGGAAACTATTTCAAGTGGAAACAGTTTTCATTTTAGTAAGAAATTTTATCAGGCAAGGGGCGGGGAAATTTTAGTTAAGGAATTTGTAGAAGGTAAATGTACTGTTGATGATTTACATAATCATCTTAATTCACTTGAAGCCATAAAAGGTTTTGTCCCTGATATTATATTTGTAGATTACGCTGATTTGATTTCATCGGATAAGGATTATAAAAATCATCAGGATGAAATTGATCGGGTGTTCACTCAGTTAAGAGGATTGGCAAAAGAAAGAAACATAGCTGTTGTGTCGGCTTCGCAGGCAAACAGGCAAGCTTTTGACGCTTCAAAAGTTACGTTAAAAAACATATCGAAATCTATCGGGAAAGTTACTATCGCGGATATAATAATTGCCCTGTGCCAGACAGACGCAGAGGAAAAGGATGGAGTCATGCGATTATTTGGAGCGAAGGTTCGGGAAGGTAGAAAACATTTTGAGATAAGATTGAAGCAATGCTTTGCTATAGGTGGATTTGCTTTAGAAAGTGAATTTGTTGAGTAATTTTTATAGGAGGAAAAAATGGTTATGTATATCCGAGGAGTTAGTAATAGTGCCGCCAGTGCTTTTGAAGGGGAAGTTTGTATAAAGGATGTTATGTCTGTACCAAGAGTGGGGGATTTTATAAATATTATGTATTATAATAATAAGGAAGAAGACAATAAGGGCGTTTCCCATAAGCATAAAGTTATAGAAGTTATACATGATGTTTTTTATACTGAAGGAGCCTTTGATGAGGAGGATTCTATGGGAGATATTTATATTTATGTAGGTCGTGGAATTGAAATAGGTGATGAAACCTCTTTGGAGGAAACGATTGGCAATTGACCTTCAAGAAGTAATACAGGAATTTGATATTGAATCTTATCTTGATGAGATAGGAATTGATTATAAGGATTCAGGAAAGAATATTGGGAATGGTTCAATAGGGATTTGTTGTCCGTTGTGTGGTGATGATAATTATCATATGGGCATTAACATTGAAAAGAAATTTTACAACTGTTGGCGATGCGGGGATTATGATGAGAATGGCAGAGGAAGTTTATTTAAACTCATTTATTTGTTGGAGGGTTTAAATTCTAAAGAAGCATTTAAAAGGATAGTTGGATATTCCGTTTACGAAGCTGATTGGGAAGACAAAAACGTTTATGAAAGTCTGAAAAAGATAGAAGAAAGATGGAAAAGTACAGAGAATAAAAAACTTCTGGAAATTAATAGTAGGAAAAAATTGATTATAGAAGGGAGGTGTAAAAAGTTAGAAGAGTTAAATCCAAATTTACTGACAGACAATTCTTTCCTGTCTTATATAAAACAAAGAAATTTTACGATAGACCAATTGAACAGATGGGGCGTGAAGGCGTATATCTCAGGTAAATTCACAAGGAGATTGGTTTTTCCGTTATACAGTGACGGTAAAATAGTTAATTACACGGGAAGAGATGTGACAGGCAATGCCACGTTAAGATATCTGCATCTGGGTAATGATGAATCAATCATATCAATAAAATCTATTTTATACGGATTAGATTATGTTGAAGTTAAGCAAGACCAATTGGTGTTAGTTGAAGGGGTGCTTGATGCTATAAGAGTCGGTAAAGGTTTGGCGGTTGCCTCTATGGGCTTGGTTCTTTCTGAAAGACAAAAGGAACTTCTGTTTTTAAGGAATCCAAAGAAACTGTTCATTATGTTTGATTATAATGCTTGGATTGAAGCGGAAAAAATAAAAAAAGAATTAGGTGTTTTTATTGATAACATTACCGTTGTGAGGTTGCCTGATGGAAAAGACCCTGCGGATTTAAAAAAAAGTCAGCTTCATAACATTTTTAATGAGTATAATATTTGTGAGGAGGTAAGAGATGGAAGTTAGTGAAATAAAAAAATTGAATGAGGAATTAAGTCATAAACATGGTATAGAAGATCCATGCCCTTCATTTGGTGTGGGTTATTTGGAAAGTGATAAATGCTGCGCTCATTGTTGGGAGGATTGTGAAGCATACCATATTACCTGTAAAGATTTAACAAATGGAAAGGAGGTTACAATAACAAAAGTTAAAACAAAAATTATTAGAAAGGAGGAAAAGAAAATGGCAAAAACTACAGCAAAAAAGAAATCTAAAAAAAGTGCAAAAGGCGAAAAGAAAAGCGGAACCAAAACAAGAACTTTGAAGAGGTCAAGAGTTCAATAAAATATATTCTTATTTGGGTAATAAGACGATATGCTGAAGAACAAGGAACTTACATATGTCACACTTTTCAGTTCAGGGGGAGTTGGATGTTATGGCCACAAAATGTCAAATTAGAACCCTTTCTTTGTTTTCTGGAGCTGGTGGGCTAGATATAGGATTCCACCAGGCAGGCTTTGATATTTTAGCGTGTGTTGAAATTGAAAAAGTATTTTCGGAAACATTATCGCATCCATCAAACAATTTGAATGGAAAAGAAAATCAAAAAAAAGAGTTTATCCAAGAAATTTGGAATATGAGATTTGATTTAAGATCTTCTTATACAAACAGAACAATCGAAAAGGGATATTTTATGTCCTGTTATCCCTTTCCAAGAGGGTATGGGAAAATGAGTTCAACTATTTTAAATATTTAAGTGAGTGACTGTAATGGCATTTGACTATGGCAAGTTTGTATTGGAAATATACGGAGAGGCACACAGCGAAAGAGAAATCGATAATGGGAACTCTATTAATAAGCGTCTTTCCTTCCATGCCAATAACTGTTTAGATATTGTTGCAGAATATTGCTATAAACGTAAAGCAGTAACAACGGTACTTATAACTCTATTGACGTATAAAATAAAAAACGAATCTCAAGACGTAAGGTATCATCAGCAGCAACTTGCGGAGGGATTTTCCGGACGGACCATTGATACAGCATATATTACACCAGCACTGAAAAAAATCACCATGGATGGCAAGCATATTTTCCCTTACATGGTTGAGTCCGGTTGGCTCACTAGAAGCCTGGAACAGCCAGAACCATATAACCTCAGTTACCCTGGTAAAATATCACCTGAAAAACTAAAAAAAGCTTTCCTGCAAATTTTAAATGATATTAATGAAAAAGGAAAGAACCCCAAAGATTATCTCCTTGCGCTTTTTTGTAGAATAATATTGCAGATGGATCATATATTGTCATCAATAAAAAAAATCCCTTCGTTGGTTGCTTCTGAAGTAGAGCCAAGTATTAATATAATTATCTCGGCATTACAAAAGCATTTTTACTATAGTTATACAGATCATACACATGGTGCTGCTAGACTTCCAGTGCTTGCAATAGCGGCTATTTATGAGTGCTTGATGAAAGAGATTAATCGTTATCACAATAAAACAATGGAAATAGGAAGACATACAGGCCCTGACAAACATGCGGCTGGAGATATTGACATATTGGACGGAGAAGATAATATTGTTGAGTCTGTTGAGGTAAAACATGGACCAGGAAAAGAAATATCATTGCAGCTGGTAACGGACATTGTTGAAAGAAAAATTAAAAACAATCCTCAAATTAAAAGGTATTATGCGCTTTCTACTTCTGGGATTAAGAAAGATGAGATATTCAAAACAGCTCTGCATAAAGATGATTGGGTAAAATTTGTTATTCAAGATCATAAAGATTTTGTAAAAGCGGTATCGGTAATTCATTGGCTTTTCCCAGATCATGCAAATGTTGCTTTTTCTCCAGTTTTAAATATGTTTTCATGTAGACAATTAATGGGTTTAATGGGTGAGTATAATATTTTATACCCAGTTGTAAGTGTTCAATTACATAAGTTGGTAAATATGGAGTGAAAATATATTTTGCATTTGTTCATAGATTAACAAGGGCTAAAATGTTACGTGAAAATGATGCTAAAATATTAACGTCTTTTGTGGATTCTGGACGTGTTAATAAAAATGGTATAAGAAAATTAATAAAACTTTATTCGAAAGGAATTAAATGAAAACAGCTGATTTATTAGCATCATTAAATTTAGTAAGACCTGCTTTATCTATACCTTGGAATAGATATTGTGCCGAATGGATTATTGGAGGCTCAAATAAACCGTATTCTCCTATATTAACTCATTTTTGTTTTAATGATAAAAGAGTTGAAGCTTATAATGGTGAGCTCTATGTTGGAGCGGATACAGATGTGGATTTTGATTTGGCTGTGCCAGGAGATTTTTTGTACAGATTTGTTTCAACATTAAAAAAAGATATAAAATTTAAAACTAATAAAGATAATTTGGTGACTATTACTTCTGGGAAATCTGTTAATAAATTGCAGGGGTTGCCCGCAAAGGATTTTAATTGTCCTGTTATTGGTGAGAATGATAAGCCAACTACTACTTTAATTATAACAGAAAAATTTATTAAGGCTGTTAGAGATTTATTACCTTTTACTGGTGATGATCAATTATTTCCGCATTATATAGGTTTATTAGCTACTTCAGATTATATATATGCTACAAATGGTAGAATTATTTCAAGAGCCAAAATTAAATTAGATTTGAAATCTGATATTTTTATTCCTAAATCTTTTTGTATTGAGTTAATACGGTTGATTTCAGAATTAGAAACAATAGAAGTGTTTGATAATTTTATTACTGCTTATGGGACAAAAGGAAATAAGGTTGAGGTTATTCATTCTATTCCAGATGTTAAGTTTCCTGATTGTAAAGGTACGTTTACTTCATTTAAAAAACATTTAAAAACTGATGTTATAAATATAGTTGATGAATTCTTAGATTGTTTTGAAAGAATAAATTTAGTTAGCCAAGGATTGATAGACAAGAATTGCTCATTAAAATTTGATAAGGGTGGCGTTGAGTTCGATTTAGATAATAAATCGTTCAGTCATTTAAATGAGAAGGTAGAGGTTAAGGGTTGTAAAATAAAGGATGAAGTAGAAGTATTTATTCCATCATTATTTTCTTGTAGTAAAATTAGTGATAAATTTGGTGTTGTTGATTCTGGTAAGGCTAAAGTTTTGTATTTTATTGCGGAAGATTCTAAAATTGATATTCTTGTTAGTCTTGTAGGTTAAATGTCTTTTTTCCCTGTTAGAATTAAAAAATCGAAAAGCACTGGGTCAGTTTATGACTGCTCGGTTTGTAAGTTAGATAAGAACTGTAAGACTCCTGTAATGAAAGGATCGGGCAATTCTGAAGCTGACATTATGATTATTGGCGAAGCTCCTATGCGGGAGGAAGATAGACAAGGCAGACCTTTCCTTGGGAAATCTGGGGAGTTGTTAAGAAATACTTTAAAGAAATTTAAGATTAAAGCTGAAGATTGTTTTATAACTAACAGTGTAAGATGCAGACCAGAAAAAAATAGAACTCCTACTGCTAAAGAAATAAAATGCTGTTTTAAATTCCTTCAGGAAGATATTAAGCAAGTTCAACCAAAGATAATGGTTTTGTTAGGAGGGGTGGCTTGTAAGGCTATTTTAAATGAGAGTGCTGTTTCTAAATATAGTGGTTACCAATTATTGTCCACAGATTACAATTGCTATATAGTTCCTACCTATCATCCAACCAAAGTATTAAAAGATTATGAATATAAAACTATCTTTGAAAATGATTTATCGAAATTAAAAATTTTAAAGAATAAAGATTTAAAGTTAAATGATTTCACTAAAGGTAATACTGTATTAGAAGAGTTTGATGATGTTATTGATGTATTAAGAAGTATAAGAAAGGATAGTTTAAAATTTGCTTTAGATTGGGAAACATACCCATTGCGTCCATATAATGAAGATTCAGTTATTGTTAGTTGCGGGATAGCTATTGGGGCAAATGAATCATATACGTTTCTTATGGAAGGTAATTGGAGTGATGAGCAGTGGAAAGAATTAGTATTTGAGTTTGATGAATTGTTTAATTCTGATTGTCCTAAAGTATTTTTTAATTATAAGTTTGAAAAAGATTGGGCGGTCAACAGATTAGGAGTTGATATAACAGGTGACATTAGAGATATGATGTTGGTTTCTTATTTAGAAGATTCACGAAAAGGTACGAATAATCTTGAGTTTCAATCATTTGTTAATTTTGGGGTTGGTAAAATTAAAGAAGCTAATAAATATAAAAAAGATATGAGGAGGTGTCCTACAACATTATTACATGATTATCAGGGAAGAGATGCCCGATTAACTTTTGCATTAGAAGAATGCAAATGGATTTATATGGATACAGATGATAAACAATCTAAAATTTATTATGATTTATTACTTCCTGGGACAGATACTATACTTGATTCTGAAATAGAAGGTGTTCTAGTTGATAAATCTGTAGTGAAAGATATTAGGGGTAAATTAATTAGTAAACAGACAATAGCAATAAAAAATTTAAAAGATATTCTGAAAAGAAATGGAATTATTTTGACAGATATTAAGGATTTAAATTCACCAGATCAAATATCTAAAATTTTATTTAATGTGTTAAAATTGAAATCAATTAAGAAAACTGCTAAAGGTAAGAATAGTGTGGATAAGGAAGTATTAGAACATTATAAAAAAGAACCTTTCTGTGAATTTTTATTGGAGTATCGTGGGTTAGCGAAGTTGTTGTCGACTTATGTAGATGGGCTTGAAGATGTTCTTTATGATGATGGATTATTGCACCCAAGTTTTAATCTTCATCTTACTGGGACAGGTAGGTTGTCAGGTACGAATCCGAATATGCAAAATATTCCAAAGAGGAAAAATAGATTTATTCGGGGAATGTTTAATGCTCCTAAAGATCATTTGATTATGTCTTTTGATTATAGTGGTGCGGAAGTTAGGGGTATGGCTATGGAATCAAAGGACAGTACATTGATTAAATATATTAAAGAAAAATATGATATGCATCAGTTCTGGGCGGATAGAATAAAAGAATTAACTGGTAGGGAAACTACAAGACACGAAGGTAAAAATTCATTTGTGTTTCCTTCGTTTTATGGGGCTTCCTATAAATCAATTGCTGAGTCTTTAGATATTAAAGAAGATATATCTAAACAATTACAGGATGAGCTATTTAAAGAGTTCCCTGGAATGAAGAGATGGCAAGTGAAAGTTAAAAAATTTTATGATAAAAATGGTTATGTAGAATCATTATTTGGTCGGAAGAGATATGCTCCTTTGAGTTACAACCAAATTATAAATACTCCGATCCAATCATTGGCGGCAGATTTTACTTTAAAATCTTTAATTAAGTCCATAAAAAAAGGATATAGAATGTGCTGGACGATTCATGATGATAATTCTTTTTATATCCCAGATGACAAAGTAGAAAGTTCGTATAATGAGATAAAAGATATTATGACTAATTTAGATTTACCTTTTATAAATGTACCTTTAGAAGTTGATTGTTCTGTAGGAGAAAATTGGTTTGATATGGTTGATATTAATGAAATTTTAGGGGATTAAAAATATGTCTTATCACACAGCTTATAGACCTGATCATTTAGATGATTTTGTTGGTAACAGAGGAATAGTTGATAGTTTGAAAAAACAATTTGAGAATAAAGATTCTATAACATCTGCTTTTTTATTTTATGGTGAAGCTGGTACAGGGAAAACTACTTTAGGGAAGATAGTAGCAAAGATGCTTGGTAGTACTACTGTTGCGGATATAAATGCAGCTAATAATAGGGGTATAGATACTGTCCGACAAATTATTGAAGATTCAAAATATAGAAATTTTGATGGTTCCCCAAAAGTATTTATATTTGATGAATGTCATATGTTAACTAAGGAATCTCAGAATGCTTTATTAACAACGGTTGAGACTCCTACCGCTGGGTCACATTTTATTTTTTGTTCTACTGATCCACAAAAGATATTGAAGACTATAAGAAGTCGTTGTTATGAATATGAAGTGAAGCCATTACGATTTGCCGATATTAAAAAAGTTATTGAGAGGGTTATTAAGGAAGCTAATTTAAATATTTCAGATGAGATATTTAATTTAATAGTAGAAACATCTAATGGAATCCCAAGAGAAGCATTGACCAGATTAGGAATGTTAAACGGAGTTACAGATGTAGATGAAGCTATTGATCTTGTATATAAAGATTTATATGAATCTGAAGCTATAGAGTTGTGTAGATTAATAGTCAAAAGAGGTAAGTGGAAAAACATAGTTGAGATTTTTAAAGGTTTACCAAAGACGCAGGATTATGAAGCTTTAAAAGCTATTGTTATGGGATATCTGGGGAGTTGTTTATTGAATGTTAAAAATACTGATACTGATATTGAAAGATTTACAAAATTAATGGATACCTTTGTTGGACCTTTAGATTATGCTTGCCAGAGAAATGATTTTTTACTTCGATTAAGTATGGCTTATTTAGGTTAGTTAGTTTTAAAAATGAGTATAATAATATTGAAAGGAGAAGATGGAAGATTACACAAAATATTTGAAGATAGATAAAGATAATTTGGATGAGGAGTGTATTAATCAACCTGTGTTGTATGATGAATACGCTTCTCAGGTTCCCGATTTGATTCATGAAATGGAAATATGCAAAATCGAAATGGAGGAATTGAGAGCGGATTTGTATAAGGAAAATGTCACTAATGCGTTAAAGGCAGGTGATAAAAAACCAACTGAAAAAGCTATAGAAAATCAAATAATTTTAGATAAAAATTTTCAAACAGCACAAGATGATTATTATGAAGCGAAAAAGAAAGCAGAGAAATCAAGAGTAGTTAGGGATGCTTTCATGCAGAGAAAAGAAATGATAAGGGGTTTGATAGAATTGCATAATAGTACTTATTGGAGTCGGGCTGAAACAGAAGCTGAAAAATCTGGTAGAGAGTCACATAGTCATAAACGGTCAAAGAAAAAGAAAGGTAATTAATAATGGAGTATTTAAAATATATACCATATATAGTTTTAGCATTAATTATTATTTATATTGGTGCGAGATTGATTACTCGTGCTTATTTTAACAGTAAGATAGATTATGAAAAGGAGGAAAGGAATGGCTAAAAGAAGAAAGTTTTATGGGGCAAATCCTGAAAGCGTGAGGGCGGAGAATGTAAAAGATGGAGGAACTTTTTATTTGGATTTACCTGATGACATTGAATTATGGACACCTAAAGAGGGAGATAATTACATAAGGATTTTACCTTCTTGTGATAAAGATTTTAATATCTGGTGTCATATTTGGATACATTATAATCCTCAAAGCAAGAAATATTTTTTATGCCCAAAAGAGATGTCTCCAAAGAATTCTTCAGTAAGTCCTTGCCCAGTATGCGAAGAGTATGAAAATCTTAAGGATGCGGGAGAAGAGGATAAAGTATGTAATCAATTTAAACCTGGAGCAAAGACCTTGTTTTTCATTATTGATCGGGAGGATGAGAAAAAGGGAGTTCAACTTTATGCAGCGTCAAGATGGCAGGTGGCGGTAGATATTTTTGATCAGATGGAGGATAAGAGAAAAAACATTACTATTGATATTGCTAACATTGATAACGGGTATGATATTGTAGTGACAAAAGAGGGTAAAGGGATGCACACGAAGTATAAGGCTTTTGTAGAAAGAGAATCTTCAGAGATAGGATCTAATGAGTGGGAAGATCAGTTAGTATCTTTTGCTGATGTGCTTGCTGATGAGCCAACGTATGATACATTGAAGGCTGATTTTTTTGGTGGTGGAGTAGAAGAGGAAGAAGAGAAAGAGTCTGAAAGTCATTCAAGACAAGATGCAGATTCTGAAGAGCCAGAGGAAGACGTGCCAGATCATTCCCCTCCTACAAGAAGGAGTTCAAGACAAAGTAGAAGTAGTGAACCAGAAGATACAGAATCTGAAAAAGAGTCTGTTAGAGATAGATTGAAACGAAAGGTAAGGAGCGGAAGATAAATGAAAAAAGGAATAAAAGTAAAAAAGTCTAAACCAGAATTTGATTTTATCTCTTCCGGATGTGCTGTGTTGGATTGTACTTTAGGTGGGGGGTTTCCTTTAGGTAGAATTAGCAATGTGGTTGGCGATAAAAGTAGCGGGAAAACTCTGTTAGCGATGGAGGCTTGTGCTAATTTTGCTTTTAAATATCCTAAAGGACAAATTATTTATCATGAATCCGAATCAGCATTTAATTTTACTAATGCTGAAGCAATTGGAGTTCCTTTAGACAAGGTGCATTTTATTGAGAATGTATTTACTATTGGTGGTTTATTTACAAATTTATTAGATGTGGTTAAGAAAGAGTTACACAGACCTAAATTTTACGTTTTAGATTCTCTTGATGCTTTAGAATCTTCTGAAGAAATCAGGTGTGATTTTGATGAGTCAGGATTTCATGGAGCAAGAAGAGCAGAAAGGATGTCTTCTTTATTTAGGAAATTAACTTCAAATATTAATAAAAGTCAAACTCATTTTATGGTACTTTCTCAATTAAGAGATAAGATAGGGGCTATGTTTGGAGAAAAACAAAAACGATCAGGTGGGAGAGCAATGGATTTTTATGCCTCTCAAGTTCTTTGGTTACATGATACTGGAGGAATAGTTAAAACTAAAAGAGGAATTAAAAAGATAATAGGTAGAAGAGTTAGGGCGAGATGTAAGAAGAATAAGGTGGGGTTGCCTTTAAGAGAATGCGAATTTCCTATTTTGTATCGGTATGGTATCAATGATATAGAGGCATCAATAAATTATTTGTCTTCTGTTGACAATGGATTAGATGGTATTAAATTGCCAATGAAAAAAAATAAAGATAAAAAAATTGTTGATATTGATAAGGCTTTTGAAGTAATTAGTGGCGATGATAAATTGAGAGATTCTATTAATATTAGAACGATAGAAGTTTGGAATGATATTGAAGACAGTTTTATGCCGAGGAAAGGAAAATATAAAGGAGTCGAATTTTGATAACGGGGACAACTGGGTTTGTTGGGAGTTTTCTTGCTGAGTATATTTTAGCTTTAAATGAAGAACATATTGTTTATGGATTATGTAGATGGCGAAGTCCCAGAGATAATTTGAAGAATTGTATCAATGATAAAAATTTAAAGTTATTAGAAGGTGATTTATTATTGAATGTCGGGAGTATAATTTTTAAGGAGTAATAATAAATGATCCAATGTTTACAATGTGGACAGGAATTTATAAATGACGGTAGAAGATGCCCGAAGTGCGGTTTTTGCCACTCATGTGGGACGAAATATACCCTTTGAATAGTTTGTCCAAAATAGAGCCGTTTTTGTAAGGATAAAGGGGTGATATGAATGAATAAAGGTAATATTAGAGTATTAATAACAGGAATAACTGGATTTGTAGGAAGTCATTTAGCAGAACATATTTTAAATCTACAAGAAGAGCATGAGGTATATGGGCTTTGTAGATGGAGAAGTAATCGGGAAAATTTAAAAAGTTGTATTAATCAAATTAAATTAGTGGAAGGTGATTTATTAGATTTAGCTTCTTTAAAAATACTTGTAAGAAAGATTAAACCAGAAATTATTTTTCATCTTGCTGCACAATCTTATGTGAAAACTTCTTTTACCTCTCCAATAGATACTTTACAAAGAAATGTAATTGGAACTTGTAATTTGTTGGAGGCAGTCCGTTTTCGACACGCTATAGGAGAGATTGACCCTGTAATACAAATTGCTTCTTCATCAGAGGTGTATGGGGAAGTGTTAAAAGAAGACCAACCTACAAATGAGTTGACTCCATTAAAACCAGTATCTCCATACGCTGTTAGTAAGGTAGCTGAGGATATGTTGGGTTATCAATATCATCAAAGTTATGGAATTAAAATATTAAGGACAAGATTATTTAGCCATAGTGGAGCAAGGAGAGGAGATGTATTTGTCTTATCAGCTTTTGCAAAACAAATTGTTGGAATTGAATTAGGATTACTGAAGGAAATGAAAGTCGGGAATCTTTATTCAAGTAGAACTTTTATGGATGTTCGTGATGCTGTAAGAGCTTATTGGTTATTAGTAACTAAAGTTAAAGACTATGGGGAAGTTTTTAATATCGGAGGAGATAAGGAAATTACTATACGCCATATTTTAAAAAAATTACTTGAGCTATCTGACTTGGGAGTAGAATTTGATAGGGTTAGTATTGATAAAAAATTAATAAGACTTTCTGATGTTACAACTCAGATTCCAGATTCTTCAAAGTTTAGAAAGCTGACAGGGTGGGAACCTTTATACAGTATTGATGACACGCTTTATTCTATCTTAACTTATTGGAGGGAGGAGTTAAAAATTAATCCTTGGAAAGTCAAAAGTGTTGATAAGTGAAGAAAGGAGGGTGAAATGTTCGCACAAATACTTGGGACTATAGTTGTAACAGGAATAATTTTTGGTGTTTTATACTGGATTATTAATAAATCTTTTAAAAAGAAAGGAGGTGTGTCTATTGAAGAAAAAGAAGAGCTTTTAAGAAAGAAGGAAGAAGAATTAGTCAAAGCAAGAAGCAAAGTACAAGTTTTAAAAAATGAAGTAGGGGTGACTAAAGAGGTTATTGAAATTGACAATGGTCCATATATTACTGAAACACAGGAAAGAGAAATTCTTGACCCTACTGATTTAACAGGAAAAAGTAAAATAAGAGTGAAAGTGAAATTACCAAAAGTAGATTCAGATGGAAATAAATTAAGAGAGCCAAATCCTTTAGCAGGTACTGGTAGGGGTACAGATGGGTGGAAGTCAAAGTGAAGGAGATAGTAATGGAGCAAATGCTTTGATTAATTTATTAACAGCTAAGACTGCAGTAAAATATACATTTAATCAGAAAAAATATGGAACAGTTAATTAATCTAAATCTGCCTTTATAGGAAATATCAATATGATCACAAAAGACAAATTTACAAAAGAATTTTTCAATTTCATGAGTCGTGATTATGTTCAAAAATTTGCGATGATTGAGGAATTTGCAAGACTGGAAAAAACAAGTTCGGCAGTAATTTTATTCAAGTTCATTGCTTTTAATTATGATCTTTTTCTAAAGGGTGAGGAGTGCTTCGGAGAAAAAGATATAGGTCTTGATATGGCAATTAAATCTAAAGAAACTCCAAAATGAATATTGAGTTAGAGCTTTACAAAAAAATGTATCTCATCAGAGCATGTGAGAATGCAATAATAAGAGAATATAATAATGACGGTATGAAGACTCCCATGCACATGAGCATGGGTTCTGAGCATATATCATCTGCTGTATGTTTATCGCTTGGCGATAGAGCACAAGTTTCCTCTTCGTACCGTTCACATGCTCCTTTTCTTGCAAGGACAGAGGATACTGACCAATTCTTTTTAGAGATGTACGGCAGAAAAGAGTCTGTTCTTGGAGGAAGAGGCGGTTCAATGCATTTATGTTATCCTGAAAAAGGATTCATAATGTCGTCGGCGATAGTGGCAAGTCAGATATCGGTTGCTTGTGGCTATGCTTGGGCAAATAAACAAAAAAAGAATGATAAGATTGTAGTGGTATTTTTTGGTGATGGTGCAGTTCAGGAAGGTGCATTTTGGGAAAGTGTTAATATTGCGTTTCTTTATGATTTACCTATTATTTTTGTTTGTGAAGATAATGGCTTGGCAGTACATTCAAAATTGAATACTGTATTGTGCTATATGGATTTACATCGTAGTAATTATGGTTGGTTCGGTGTTTGTGACTATAGTAGTATTTATTATAAAGTTTGTAAGAATAAAACAACCCCGTTGTTTCTTCATTGTAGTTATCATCGTATGCTTGAGCATGTTGGTATCAATGAAGATTATGATGAAGGATATAGAGTAAAACCAGATATAACAACTGTTGATCCTGTGTTGATGTTAGAAAAACAGTTAATAAAAGATATAGTTGATGCAGGTGTTGTAAGTGGAATTGAGTATAATATAAATAAGAAAGTTAATAAGAGTTTAGAAAAAGTGAAAAGTACAGTATGAGAACAATAAATCTACTAAAAAAGTTTTGTGAATGTGGTTGTAGTGAATTTCCTATTTGGAATAAGTATAATCAGAGGTTTAATACCTTTATTAATGGGCATCAGAATAGAGGTAGTAATAATCCTTTTCTTGGTAAAAAACATTCTAAAGAATCACTTATTAAAATGAGTTTAAATAGTCCAGATTATTTAGGTAAAAATAATCCTTTTTATGGAAGGAATCATACGAAAGAAACGAAGGAGCTCAATAGAAAAGCTCATATTGGTAGAAAACATTCTAAAGCAACTATAGAAAAAATTAGAAATGCTACTGTTGGTAAAAATAATGGTATGTACGGAAAGAATCATAGTAAAGAAACCAGAGAAAAGATAAGTCTGAATCGTATATATTCTTTAGGGAAAGACCATCCTAACTGGGTAGGCGGTGTTTCTTTTGAGCCATATGGGATAGAATTTAATGAAAAGTTAAAAGAGGAAATTAGAAAAAGAGATAATTATACTTGCCAAGAATGCGGAATTAAACAGGAAGAATTAGATTATAAGTTAGGAGTACATCATATTGATTATAATAAAAAGAATAGTGTGTCAGAAAATCTAATTTCCTTATGTAAGAAATGTCATATGAAAACTAATTACAATAGGGCTTTTTGGGTTAAAAGATTATGCAGAAATTGACTTATGCAGAAGCAATAAGAACAACTTTAATACAGGAAATGGAACGAGATAAAAATGTTTTCTGTTATGGAATAGGTTGTGATGATTTTAAGGGAATATTTGGTACAACTATAGGATTACAAGAAAAGTTCGGTAAAAATAGAGTGTTCGATACTCCGCTTAGTGAAGATTCGCTTACTGGGTTTGGGATAGGGGCAGCAATGAATGGCATGAGACCTGTACAAATACATATTAGAGCAGATTTTGCTTTGCTTGCTATGAATCAGATAATTAATATGATGTCTGGTATTCAGTATATGAGCAATAATCAACTATTATGCCCAATAGTTATAAGGATAATAATTGGAAGAGGATGGGGGCAAGGTTTTCAGCATAGTAAAAGTTTATTTTCTTTATTTACTCATGTACCCGGATTGATAGTTATAGCCCCTTCAAATCCAATAGATATGAAAGGGATGTTGACTAAGGCAATTAGAAGTAATAGTCCTGTTATTTGTTTTGAACATAGATGGTTGTATTGGCAAGAGCAAGAAGTTCATCCTTGTGTTTTGGAATCTGATTTTGAACAGCCTTTTCAAACTGTAGTACATCCTTATAGGTCTGATGGTGAAGCAGATATAACTTTATTAAGTTATTCGTGGGGGGTAGTTGAGTGTAAAAAAGCTGCAGATGTTTTATGGAGTAAGTGTTCTGTGAAGACTAATATAATAGATTTAAAAAGGTTATCTAATCTTGATATAGATTTAATAGTCAGTTGTATTAACACAGATGAATGTATTATTGTTGAGGATGATTGGTTGAGCAATAGTGTTGGGGCTGGGTTCTTAGCAAAGTATCTCGATGGTAAATTTAATCTTACACATAATCCTATTAATTTTTCAAGAATAGGTTGGAAGAATACTCCTTGTCCTACTGCAAGACATCTTGAGAATGATTTTTATTATGATGTAAAAGATATAGTTTTAAAAGTTACAAATAGGTTAGGATTACGTGTACCTGATCTACGTGATGTAGATTGCTATTCGCATGAAAATAAATTTAAAGGACCATTTTGATATGAGTACAAAAATATATTTTGCTTGGAGAGTCCCGATATCTAAATTGAATGAAACATTTGATTTTGTTAAACCTCAAATTTATAAAAATGGAGAAGAGATACTAAAGAGGTTGATGGCTAATGTTTTAGAAAAAGTTATTAATGAATATAGAATGATAAATCTATTAATTAGAAAGGAGAAAGTATGAAGAAGAAATATTCAGAAATTGTTTGCGTTGTTGATCGTTCAGGCTCTATGGGGGCTATTGTGAATGATGCAATAGGTGGATTTAATACATTTTTAAAGGAGCAGAAAAAAGTAAAGGGAGAGGCGACTCTTACATATGCACAATTTGATACTGAATACGAAATTATTCATGAGAATAAACCATTAAAAAAAGTTCCTGATTTAACTGATAAAACTTACCAACCAAGAGGAGCTACTGCTTTATTGGATGCTGTTGGTAAAACAATAAATGAAGTAGGTAAAAGGATTGATGGTTTGAAAAAAAGTCAACAGCCTAAGAAGGTGATATTTGCAATTTTGACTGATGGTGAAGAGAACTCAAGTAGGGAATTTAAAAGAGAACAGATTTTGGAAATGATAAAGGAAAAGAAGGAAAAATTGAAATGGGAATTTATTTTTCTTGCAGCTAATCAAGATGCTATACAGGCTGGTATGTCAATGGGTATTCAAGCAAAAGATTCATTTAATTTTGATGCAACAAAAAAAGGTGTTAGGTCTGGTTATGGAGTTATGTCTAATTGTGTATCAAGTTATAGGAGGTGATGATGAGCTGGACAGACAATAAAGCAATAGAACAAATTAAAAAATTAAGAGATGATTTTAAAGTTGACACTTTGTTTGAGACAGGATCATTTAGAGGAGTTAATGCAGAGCTTCATAGTCATAATTTCGAAGAAGTTGTTACTATTGAAAGTGATGTAAAAAATTACGAGAAAGTAAAGCAAAGAATTAATGGAAAACGTAATGTTTTTTGTCTTTTGGCAAATAGTTGGAATTATTTTAAAAGTGTTAGACGACGCTCATTACTTGGAAATATGTTCTATCTTGATGCCCACTTTTACCAGCCAAATGCAAAGCCAGAAGATAGGTGGGTGGTTGTTAAAGAACTTCAAGCTTTAAAAGGATTGAGAGAGTGTGTAATTATAATACATGATTTTAAATGTTCAGGGCTTGGTCATTTAGTGTATGATGGTGAAGCTTTAGATTGGAATGTAGTTGGTAAACACTTGCAACAAGTCAATCCTAATTTTCATTATTATGTAAATACGAAAGAATATTGTGATATCAATACAGAAGAGACAGTTAAGGATTTATCTATAACAGTAGATGAAGATGTGCTTGATGGTATAAAGTTTGCCAATAGCTCAGATGTAAAAAGATACAGAGGTATTTTATATGCAACACCAGCACCATTAGATCATCATAAATATGATTTAGTAAAATATTTTAAACCAATCATGGCGGAGAATAGATGAAATCAATAACTGATTTTGAAGTAGAAGACAAAGATATAGTATTATTTGTTATAGGTGCTGGAGCAGGTGGTAGTGCTGCTATTGACTCTGTGGTTACTAAATTTCCATATAGGACAGTTATCTATGCTTTTGAAGCAAGGGAGTTTGGAGATTATGATAAGAAAGCATATCAACAGTATTTGAATTTAGGGGTTAGAGTTGTAGTAATCAACAGGGCTGTGTCAGGTAAAAGTGGTTTGCAAAAGTTTTATTTGAATAAACAAACTCCAAGCAGTTCCTTATTACCACCAAGTGAAAAAACAATAAATGAACATATAGTACCTTTTACTACTGATAGGAAAATTACTACGTGGGGTGAGAATACTGAGCTTGATAAGGTAGTTGAGTTAGATGCGATAACATTAAAAGAATTTATAGATAAAGAAGGAGTAACACCTGATTTAATAGTAGCTGATGTGCAAGGTATGGAATTGGAAGTTATAAAAGGAATGGGAGATTATATTAAAGATGTAGGTGCTTTATTTACAGAAGTAGAATTTTATGAAATATACAAAGGACAGGCTTTATTTTCAGATCAAACTGAATACTATGAAGCAAATAATATAAGGCTAGCTGATCTTTATGGATTACAAAGATGGCATCCTGGTCCTGCAGCAGGAGGTGGGTTTTTAACAGTAGGTGAAGCATTGTGGATGAGAACAGTAGATTCAATGTTTGAAGAAAGTGATGATTTAAAACTTATTAAACAGGCAGCAATAGCTTTTTGTTACGAGAAATTGTCTTATACTTATGCAATATTAGAAAGACTTTGTATAGAAAAAGGAGATACAGAAGTTATAAGAAATGATATAAGAGATATGTGTGATAGTTTCGGTTACAACAGGTTGGTTAAACTTCATCATCATATAAATGCAAATTTGAATAATTATAAAACAGATAATCAATTCTTTTTAAAAAATACTGGGGAGGCACTACAAATAAGAAGCGATGTCAAATCTTAAAAATAAAACAGCATTAGTAACTGGCGGTACAAAAGGTATCGGAAGAGCGGTATGTATTGCTCTTGCCAAAGAGGGATGTAGAATAATTACTTTTGGTAGGGATAAAAATGAAGTTAGAACTTTACATGACGAGTTAGATATTAATTATAAGAAACCTGATATTTGTCATCAAGTTCGTACGTTAAATATTATGTATAGAGACAATAGGTGGGTGTTTAGAGATAGTATTGAACATATTGATATTTTAGTTAACAATGTTGGTGGAGGAGGTTCGTGGACAAACTATATGGAGGTCATGGAAAAGAATTATGGCCTTAGTGTGTTTTTTACTGAGCAGTATTTAGAGCGTATGTGTGCGAAGAAGTGGGGTAGAGTTATTGCTATTGCGTCTATTTACGGTAAGGAAGCTTTTAAGAATAAGTATTTTACTGCAGCAAAATCAGCACAAATTGCTTATATGAAAAGTATGTCAAGAAAAAGATGTGTGAGTAAAGGAGTTACATTCAATACAATTTTGCCCGGACATATTTCTTGTGGTTATAGTTATGAAAAAAATAAAGATACAGACGAATTTAAAGACATAATAAAAAATACACCTATGGGAAGAATTGGTAAGCCAGAAGATGTAGCGAATGTAGTAAGGTTTTTGTGTTCAGATGAAGCAAGTTATATTAATGGTGCAAATATAGTTGTAGATGGAGGGGAGAGTGTATCTATATGAATTATTTTTTTGAAACATTGTTAGAGATTGGAATGGTTGTTGGTATTGTATTATTTATAATATTAGTTTGTTTATCAATATTATCTATTATTAGTTTACCTTTTGTTGGTGTGATAGCTTTGCTGGTATGGATATTTTAAGAGAGGTTGTATGATAAAAAAAGAAATTTGGGAAAAGTTTAATAAGAAAAATGTATTAATTACAGGTGGAACCGGAATGATCGGACGAAAAATTTGTGATTTGTTAGTTGAGAATACCTCTGCTCATGTAGTATCAGTGTCATTAGATAAGATTCAAAATTTGAACAAAAAAGTAATTTATAGATATGGAGATTTATCAGATTTTAGTGGTTTCTACGAATTGTTAAAACAGCACAATATTCATTATGTATTTCATACTGCTGGTATAAAAGGAAGCCCAAAGGTAACGAAAGAAAAACCAGCATCTTTCTTTGTACCTTTACTTCAAATGAACACTAATGTACTTGAAGCGAGTAGGAGAGCAAATGTAGAGAAATTAATTTATACAAGCAGTATAGGTGCTTATCCAGCTTTTAAGATAATAGATCAACTTGAAGGATATGATTTGTATAAGCCATTAGAAGTTTTTAAAGAGAGTGATGATACTCCTTTGCCACCTATGGACGAGTATCCTGGGTGGGCTAAGAGAATGGGAGAGCATCAGATAATGACTTACAAAATTCAACATGGGTTAGTAGATTATAAGTTTGTAAGACTTGGTAATGTATATGGTGAAGGAGATAACTTTGATGCTGATAATGCAATGGTAATTCCGTCATTAATGTCTAAAATATTAAAATATAAAGAGGAAAATAATCTTACTCATCCTCCAATAATAGTTTTAGGTGACGGCACTGCTATAAGGGATTTTTGCTATAGTGAAGATATCGCACAAGGGATTATTTTGGCATTAATGACTGATTATACTTTACCATTTTATAATCTCGGTGGAGGTGAAGGGATAAGTATAAAAGAATTAGTAGAAACTTTAAAAGATATTATCGGTTTTGAGTATAATTTTAGTGAAGAGAAATCAAAACCTTCAAAAAGAGTTTTAGATATTTCTTTAGCAAGGCACGAATTGGGGTATAACTTTTTAACTTCGTTAAAGTTAGGATTAGAAAAGACTTGGAATTGGTATATGGAAAATCAAAACGAATACAAATTGAGGAAAAATTATTTTAGATGAAAGTAGAAGACACAACACTTGATGGAGTAAAAAGAATATTACTTGATCCTTTTATAGATCATAGAGGTGAATATATAGAAATTTATAATAGGCAGCGATACGGTGGCAAGTTAGGATATTTAGTAGATTTTGATAATTTTGTTCAGGATGATATATCAGTTTCAAGAAAAAATGTCTTACGAGGAATCCATGGGGATAACAAAACATGGAAATTAGTATCTTGTTTGTATGGGGAATTTTATTTAGTAGTTGTGAATTGTGATGAAACATCTGATAAATTTGGGTTTTGGGAAGGTTTTATGCTATCTGAAAAAAGAAGGGAGCAGATATTAATACCTCCGTGTTATGGAAATGCTCATTTAGTTATGAGTGATACAGCTATATTTCATTATAAACAATCGTCTTATTATGAAGGTAAGGAGATGCAGTTTACTTATAGGTTTGATGAACCTTTATTTAATATAAGATGGCCAGTTAGGAAAGAAGAAATAATTTTATCTAAACGAGATGATAATATAGAATGGTGTGAAAATGAAAAAACCAGTTAAAGGTATGAAGTCAATTCCGTATGGAGATAATATTATGACAGAGGCTTGGTTGAGCTGTGTATCAGCGTCTTCTGGGGTAGAAGGAATAACAAAAGCATTTAAAGAAGATACTGGGATTGATATTGCAGTTTTAGTTAATCGGTCACCAATAGAAAAAATGATTGATGAAGCTACTGGGCTTGATAAAGAGATAGTTGTGAAGTGGTGTGATTGGGTTACAAAAAATATTTGGGGTGAACAGAAATGAGTGATTATTTTAAAGGTAAAAAAGTATTGGTAACAGGAGCAAGTGGCTTTATCGGAACTAATGTGCTTTTAAAATTGGAACAGTTAATGGGTTGTGATTTATATTGTGTTATTAACAACAATGTTTTACAAGATCCAACTATCAAAGCATTTCTTATGTATAGAGATTTAACTAAAAAAAGAGATTGTGAAGATGTAGTCGAAGAAATGGATATAATTATACATTGTGCAGCTGTGACGCATGGTGCAAAGTTTATGAATGAGAATCCTGCAGCTTTGGTAACTGATAATACAGTTATGAATACTTATCTTCTGGATGCAGCTCATAAAGCTGGGGTAAAAAAGTTTGTATTTATAAGTAGTGGTGCTGTTTATCCAGAGTTGGTAATTAATAATGATAGAAGCTTTTTAGAAGCAGAAGGTTATTTGTCTGATCCTCCAGATTGTTATTTTGGAGTGGCTCACATGAAACGGTATGTAGAAAAGCTGTGTGAGTTTTATTCCACAAAAGTAAAAAATCCTATGCAGTGTTTAATTGTTAGACCGAGTAATGTATATGGTCCTTATGATGACTTCAATCCTGATACTTCCCATGTAATGGCTGCATTGATTAAAAAATATTGCGATGGTCAGAATCCGTTTGAAGTGTGGGGAGATGGTGAGGATGTAAGGGATTTTATTTATGTAGATGATTTTGTAAGAGATGTTTTAGCATTAACGGAAAAGGTAGACAAGTTTGATATTTTTAATGTAGGTTATGGAGAGGGTTTCAGTGTTAATAAGATATTAGATATGATGGGTGTGAAAAAGAAAAACATTAAACACTCAAAAGGTAAACCATCAACAGTTAAAAAGAGATTGTTAAATATGGATAAAATTTATAAACTTTTAGGATATCGTTCTTGGAATAATATTTATGATGGTATGAGGAAAACTATAGATTGGTATAAGGAGAATAAAAATGATTAATGCATTTCCAAAAATATTTGCAATTGGTACAGACTACATTTCTAACATTTTTGATGATGAAGTAGAAATTACGGAAAAGATAGATGGTAGTCAGTTTGCTTTTGGTAAGGTTAACGGAGAACTTTTTATGAGAATCAAGATAGGTATTCAAAGGACAATATTAGCCGTATGCAAAGTTTATTAACATCAAGAAATTTAGCCTTAGATAACAGGCTAAGAACCTATTTAAAAAAGTATGATCATACTAGAAGGTCAGTTAATTATACAAGTGTATGGAAGTTTGGACCTGAGATGAAGAATCCTCATCCTGCACCTTTCCCAATTCAACTTCCTTCTAGATGTATTCAAGGCGTATTGGATGAATCTGGTCTAGTGCTTGACCCCTACAGTGGTTCAGGTACGACTGGACTAGCAGCACAGTTATTGGGTCATGATTATATTGGATTTGATTTATCTAATGAGTATCATGATATGGCAAGAGAAAGATTTGCTAATCCATCTAAGAATGATTTGAGAAAATTCACTGAAGAGACTGAAGAATAAAGAATAAGAATGAAAAGAAAGATATGTATAAGGATTAAGAGAAAACAATGTTAATTTTAGAAAATAGTCCATGCCTTATTACGATTAGCACACATGGTAGTGTAAGCATAGATTTGGGTTTTTGTAAAATTTATAGGTGTCTTGGAGGTTACGCTTTCATGTTAAAGATTGATGGTGTTCAAAGTGAGAAATTGAATGATGATTTTTATAAAGCGTATGTGGCCGCAGTACAAGCATTTAGTGAAATATCTACTCCACAAGCACTAAAGGAAAACTGCCATGTAGAAGAAGAAAAAGATAACAAAGGATGGTATGTATTCTACGGTAGAAGTAATTAGCTTAATCGGAAAAATCAAACAACAATGTGAAAAAGCGTTGCCTTCTCTTAAAGGAAATAACAGGTAGTGGGTGTCCGTGAAATATATTGAAATAGCGGGAATGTTAAGTCTTTTTGAGCGAAGATTTACACGGTTAATGCACCCATTACTTGCAATTTTAATAATGGGAGTCTGCCGAATATATTGAATAAGGCAGTCATAAATTCTTTTAATAGAATTTAGGTGGTAAGCTCACATTATTGAGTAGTGGGTGTCTGTCGGATATGTTGAAGAAGGCAGTTGAGAGTTCTTTTCTGATAGCGTAGAACTTTTTGTTTTTTGCACCCACTACTTTTTTTATTTATGAGAAATTATGAATACACAAGAATTAAGAAAGGCAGCAAAAAAAGAATTTAACCATGCCTATGAAGGAAAGAAGACAGCAGTAGAGGGAATGCATCTTGAATATCAAAAGTTGCTCAAGGAAAATCCTGATCTTGATAAGTATCTTGGCGGTCTTCCTGGTTCCATATTCAGTGGGCGGAAACGCCCAGCTAAGGGTACTTATGGAGTCTTTTTTTGTTACGTCCTACCTGCCCTGGATAAGGAAAAAGAACAGTTCACCGAGGAGGCAGGAACAACCCGATGGTATCTTTATGACATTGACAAAGGGGTAATTCTCGAAGAACCCGGCGAAATCATCCAGAGTATTCGATCTAAACCTAACACGCCACGTAAGTGCGTTGCTGACCAGAAAACTCTAATAGAGATTCGGATAAAGGTTCTAAAGCATATCAAAAATACGTATCTTAAACGTGTTGATGCTCCTATAGATGTGAAACCTATTCTTAAAGCCTGGATGGAACTCAACGAGGAGTAATAAATGGCTCCAAACCATCGTGATTTGCTAAAAGATGTTAGAGCGTTCCCACAACTTATTAAGTATCTCCACGACGAACTCGATTGGCCTATCAGTTCTGATAATTTTGAGGACTTAACCTTTGACTATACTCCTGAAGAACTGGGAATCGATAGAAAAAATGCTGCTAAGATTAAGGAGATTAGACGTCTAAGACCATTAGTGCCTAACCAACCACCTTGGGCTATCTTTTTTGTCAAGTTTGAGCCTAAAAGACTCCCAGTCGTAGCCCTACGGAGGATTCTTAGCCGAGTTGTATTTAGGAAGCGTGCTTCTGCTAATGTCTCAGAAAGACCCGCTTGGAGTATGAACGATTTACTCTTCATCTCTAACTATGGAGAAAGCGAAGAACGAAGAATAAGCCTTGCGCACTTTTCGCAAAACGTAAACAAGAAATCTCTTCCTACTCTAAAAGTTTTGGGATGGGATAACTTAGATACTCCTCTACATCTTGATAATGTTTCAGATGAACTTCACTCAAAACTTACTTGGCCAGAGGATGAAAATGATATAGACACTTGGCGAAAAACATGGACATCGGCTTTTACATTGCAGCATTTAGAGGTAATCAATACGTCTAAGTCCTTGTTCATAAGGCTTGCTAAACTTGCACAGAGTATTCGAGCATGTATCAACGATGTACTATCCATTGAAACAGAGAACGGTCCTCGCCGAATGCTAATGAAGGCAGTTAAGAAAGCCCTTATTCACGATTTAGATGAGGACAGTTTCGCTGATATGTATGCACAGACTATTGCTTATGGTCTGCTTTCTTCACGAATTACAAACCCGAAACCTAGCACAGCAGATGACTTCTTAGATCAGATTCCTATCACAAATCCCTTCCTCAAAGACCTGATGGAAACTTTCCTTTCTGTCGGTGAAAAAAGCGATAGGACCAAGCTTAGTGCTGACGTCGACTTTGACGAACTCGGGGTAAATGAGGTAGTGGAGTTGTTGAATAACCCTAATACTCACATGGAAGCAATTGTCCGGGACTTTGGGGACAGAAACCCTCAGGAAGACCCGGTCATACACTTTTATGAGCTCTTCCTCAAGGAGTACGATGCCAAAAAACGAATGCAGCGCGGAGTGTTTTATACCCCCCGACCTGTAGTCTCCTTCATCGTCCGCTCGGTTGACGAGCTGCTGCGCACCAAGTTCAGTCTTGAAGATGGCCTTGCAGACACGATCACCTGGGGCGAAATGACCAAACTCCACGACGACCTCTATATTCCCGAGGGAGCAACCAAGGATCAGCCCTTCGTTCAGATTCTCGATCCCGCAACTGGTACTGGTACCTTTTTAGTAGAAGTGATCGACCTCATCCACAAAACGATGACCGAGAAGTGGCAGGCCGAAGGCCACAGCAAGAAGAAGACCGATAAGCTCTGGAATGAGTACGTTCCAAAGTACCTTCTGCCACGTTTGTACGGCTACGAGCTGCTAATGGCACCCTACGCTATTGCACATCTTAAGATCGGGCTCAAGCTTTACGAGACCGGCTACTGCTTTGGCAGCGAAGAGCGAGTGAGAGTGTACCTGACCAACGCACTTGAGCCACCACAGGATTTCTCAGACACCTTTGTCTTTGAAATTCCTGCGTTAGCGCATGAGGCGAAGGCAGTGAATGCTATCAAGCGGAATCTTAGATTTACAGTGGTTATAGGAAATCCTCCGTATTCAGTCATGTCAGCTAACCTTTCTGATGCTGCTGTTTCTCTTATAAAGCCTTTTCGATATGTTGCAGGTAAACGAATTATTGAGAAAGGAGCACTAGCTCATGAACTCAATTTACAAGACGACTACATAAAATTTTTTGGGTTACTCAGCTCTCTCATATTCGAAAGCGGACATGGTATCGGTTCTTATATTTCTAATTTTGGATTTCTTAGCTCACGTTCATTACGTGGGATGAGATGGACGTTCCTCAATTTATTCAATAAATTGAAGTTCTTAAACCTTGGTGGTCATATGGCAGAAAAAGAATTTTCCGCAAAGGCAGATCAGAATATTTTTGATATTTCCCAAGGGGTTGCTATCTCGTTTTTATCCATATCAATGAATTCAAACAAGAGTTGGTGCAGCTACAGCAGACTACTTGGAGATCGAGCAGAGAAATATAAAGCTGTTGAAGATAAAAGCATGGTGGATTTCCCTGAAAGTAGTTTGGATCCCTCAGAACCATTTTATAAGTTTATTCCTGAGGATGCAGAGTCAACAAAAGAATTCTCCGTTTGGCAAGGTTTGGGAAGCATAATGCGAATTAATAGCTGCTGCATTATCACTTCGCGAGACAGTTTGGTTATTGATCATGATAGGCAGACACTTCGAAGCAAAATTAGTAGATTCTCTAAACTGGACAGAGGAGACAACTCTTTAGAGGAGGAACTTGGGTATTCTGTTAAAAAAAAGTGGGATGTTGAGAAGTCGAAAAGAAGACTACTCCATGATGGAACTTCGGATGATAAAATTCATTCGATATTATATCGTCCTTTTGACTATCGTCTCATTTACTACGAACCTCATATACTTGATGCTCCAGCTAGACCAATTACAGAGAGCATTCTTAGTGTGGAAAACCTAGTATTAATGACGCCTCATGTAAAAACAACAAAACTATTTACACATGCACTGGTTTCAAGAAGGACTGGGGAAAAAAAATGCTGTTCTCATGATCGATCTACACAAATGTTCCCCCTTTGGATTAATGTACCTACAGATGATAAGCCTATGCCAAATATTGACCCATCGTTCCTAAAACACTTTAAGAATAGTAATAAACAATGGATAGCACCGTATGCTGCTTTTTACTATATATACTCTATATTATATTCCCCAACTTATCGCGAGAAATATGGTCAAGCATTGATGGATACATATCCTGGAATTCCTATTTCAGGTTCAAGTGATCTTAAATGGGCTCTTGTGGCTAAAGGTGCCGAACTTGTTGCTTTTCATCTTCTCGATGAAAACTATAAAGATGCGCCCTGGAATGCTTCTGGTATCACCAAAATTAATCCTTTTAGACAAAAGATTGCGATTTATGTGGGAGCAATTAACAGCGAGGTAGCAAATGGCTACCCAAAGTATGATTCCATAAAAAAACAAATTTTAATTAATTCTGTGGATCATTTTAAGTGTGTCAAACAAGAAATATGGGATTTCGAAATAGGAGGATACCAGGTTTGTCACAAATGGCTCAAAGATCGTGGCCCAAAAAAAGGCAACCCAGGACGTGTTTTAACCGAGGAAGATCTCAATCACTACCAGAAAATAGTTGTTGCCTTAAACGAAACTATCCGCATCATGAAAGAAATCGACGAGGTAATTGAGGAACATGGTGGATGGCCGGGTGCGTTTCAAACGGGTTAGATAATCCATTATCATAATAGCTGTGTTTTTAGCTGTTAATGAAGCAGTTGCTCAGGATTTGGCTGATAAATTAAATGGGGCAGCTCATGAGATCGATAGATTACGAAATGAACTAGAATGGCAATTGGGAATATTATTAAAGAAAGGATATTGACATAATTATTACAAGAACACCATTTCGTGTCAGTCTATTTGGGGGAGGAACTGATTACCCACAATGGTATAGACAGCATGGTGGGCAGGTATTATCTACTACAATCAATAAGTATTGCTATATTCTTTTAAGAAATCTTCCTCCATTTTTTAAGTTTGATCATATTATTAGGTATTCAGAAAAAGAAGAAGTTAAATGGGTTTCAGAAATAAAACACCCTTCAGTTAGAGCTTGTTTTATATATATGAAAATCAAAGGAGGTTTAGAAGTAGTGCATACAGGAGATATACCAGCAAAGTCAGGGGTAGGTTCAAGTTCTGCTTTTACAGTTGGTTTGCTTCATGCTTTATACGGTTTGCAAGGGGATATGGTGACAAAAAGAAAACTAGCAGAGGCATCATTACACGTTGAGCAAAAAATAATAGAAGAGAATGTAGGCTCTCAAGATCAGGTAGCTTGTTCATTTGGAGGTTTTAATAAAATAGAGTTTGGGGGGCGTCAAGAATTTTATGTTAATCCATTTACTATCGATCCAGAACGATTGAAATTGTTGGAAGATCACCTTATGTTATTTTTTACAGGTTTTTCAAGGTTTGCTTCTGATATAGCTAAAAGTCAGATAGATAATTTTAAAATAAAGAATGCTACATTACGAAGTCTATTTGATTTGGTTGATGAAGCTAGTAATATTTTGAGAAGTTCAAGTGATATAAAAGAATTTGGTAAGTTATTGCATGAAAGTTGGAAATTGAAAAAGGATATTTCTAATAAAATTAGTACAGATGCGATTGACAATATGTATAATATAGCATTAAGGAAAGGTGCTATTGGTGGTAAGTTGTTAGGTGCAGGAGGAGGGGGATTTTTATTGATATTTGCTGAACCACATAAACACAAAATTATTGAAAACGCTTTGACAAAGCAAGGATCAGTCCATGTCCCTTTTAAATTTGAAGCATTAGGAAGTCAAGTTATCCATTATTCAACTATAGATAATAATTATGATTGATCTTTCAAAAATAGATGTGGTGATACTGTGCGGCGGTTTAGGTACTCGAATACGAAAAGTTACAAATGATAAAATACCAAAATGCTTGATAGATATAAATGGAACACCCTTTTTAAAAATATTGGTTGACAAACTACTTGATCAAGGATTTAGAAGATTTATATTTTGTACTGGGTATAAAGGAGTAGAATTAGCTCAATATGTTTATAATATGCTGCCTGAAAAGTGTGAGAAGATTATTTCACATGAGAATGAGCCATTAGGGACTGGGGGTGCGGTTAGGAGTGCTCTTAATAAAGGAGCAGTCAATAGCGAGTATTTTTTTATAATGAATGGAGATACATATTGTTCTGTAGATTTTAGGTCATTTGTTATGCAAAGTATTTATAAATTAGAACGTGGGGTAGCTGTTGGGTTGGGTGTGTTGTCTAATGGATTAAACACTATAAACTCAGGAATTTATTTTGCAAATAACATAGCTTTGAATTCTGAATTAGACGATTATGATGTTAAGTGTTGCTCATTAGAACACCATGTGTTCCCACCACTTATAGGTACGCATTGTTATGATTTTGAAGTAGCAGATGAAAAAAATGTTTTTATAGATATAGGGGCATTGGAGGGTTATGAAGAAGCTAAAGAGTATTTTAAATGAGACCAGACGAAGATAAAAGACTATTTCAACTGCCGATAGACGAAGCTACTTGTAATGAGTGTATGACTTTACATTACGCTGATGATTCCGTCTGTGATGATTGTAAGATTAATCCTTTGATTAAGGATTTTAAAGGCCAGTTTATGAAATTTATAAATAGGGAATTAGCTTGAAAATATTGTTTGTTGTACCGACATTAGACTACGCTGATCAAATTTCTGTTGCCTACTTATCAGCAGTAGCAAAGGAGTTAGGGCATGAAACTTATTTTTTTAATGCGAGAGTAGGTGAACTGAAGTTTGAAAATTCATTTCCGGTTTTAGGTATAACTACTCCCGTTTGTGATGTGGTAGCTTACACAACTACTATCCAACATTTTGAAGAAATTTGTTATTGGAATATTATGCTTAAAAGATGGTGGAAAAATTATATTTCAATACTTGGTGGTGCTCATGCCACATTTGCACCTGAGACATTTAAAGATAGTGGGATGGATTATTATTGTGTTGGTGAAGGAGAGGAAGCGTTTGCTCATTTTCTTACAGCAGTAGATAATAACAGAAGTGACCCATTGTTAGCTAATAATTGTATTGATAAACGAAATTTAAAACCTGTGATGGGAGAACTTACTCAAGATTTAGATTCATTACCTTTTCCTGATAGGGATTTAACATTAGAAAATTCATATTTAAAAGATACTCCAAAGAAAACTTTTTATACATCAAGAGGGTGTCCATATAGTTGTACTTATTGTGCTAACAATCATTACAATAAAATGTATAGAGGGCAGAAGATAGTAAGAAGATTTTCTGTTGATAGGATTATTGAAGAAATTCAATATGTTATGTTGAATTATAGGTGTGATTTTATAAAGTTTGGGGATGATTTGTTTGCTTTGAAAGCCGACACATGGTTATATAAATTTTGTTATGCCTATAAAGAAAAAATCAATATACCATTTAATTGTTATTTAAGGATTGATAGTGTTGATGAGTGTTTAATTGAGATATTAAAGTATGCAGGTTGTCACTCAGTACACTTATCAATTGATAGTGTAAATGAAAATGTGAGAGAAAAGATTTTAAATAGAAAATCAAAATCAAATATCTGGCAGATAGGAGATAAGTTAGAGTTGATTCATAAGTATGGCATAGAGACATGGGTGAACTATATGTTAGCAGCACCTGAATCTACAGTTGGTGATGATTTGCACACTATGACTATTTCTAAAATTAGCAAAGTTTCATATACGAGTTATTCAATGACTGATCCAATTAAAGGTACAGATTTATATGATTATTGCATAGATAAAGGTTACATTGATAAAAGTTATTCAGGTGATATGAGTAACTGTTCAACAAGATCGACATTGAAATGTTTTACTAATAAAGATAAAGATGTTCGATACAATATTTATTTGTTAGGAGCATTGTGTGGGAAAGTTCCTTATTGGATTTTGTTTTGTTTAATATTTTATATTAAGCCAAATAGGTTCTTTGAGTGGATTCATAAAAAGTATTATGAGTATAATATAGAAAAGGTCATTTTTAAATTGTAAGGAGGAAAATATGTGTGCTTGTAACAATTGCAAAGAAATAGAAAGATTAAGAAAAGCAGCAGATGTTGTGATAGATGGAGCACGTAGGGGCAGCAAGAGTACTCAGGAAATAGATATTTTAAAAGAAGTGTTATCTGTTCTTGAAAGAAAAGTATGAAAAAAGGTGGAGGCAAAGCAAAAGGTGGAGAGTTTGAAAGATGGGTTTGTAAACAGTTGAGCCTTGCTATATCTAATGATAAGAGAGATGACATATTTTGGCGGTCAGCTATGTCGGGAGGTAGGGCGACTGTTAAATTTAAAAAAGGTGTGAAGAATGTAACACAAGTTGGTGATATTTCTGCTATTGATCCTATTGGAAATAAGTTAACAGATAAGTTTGTAATTGAATGTAAGAGATATAAAAATATTCGGTGGGATTCTTTAATTTATGGAACTCCTACAGGTGGTAATATTTTAGAATTTTGGCAAAAAGTTCAAGAGGAAGCGATTAGAGTTAAAAAATCTCCTTTACTTATAATTAAAGAAAATGGACGAATACCTGTTATTTGTATTAATTATTTTACGAATATTGAGCATCCTGTGATAACTTCCAATTATTTTAAAGTTTTTTGGTTTTCTAATTTTTTAAAAAACATTAAAAAGTTCACAGAAAAAAGAAAGATTAAGATAAATTATGAGTAAATTGATTTGTACAGATTTACATTTAGATGATAACATTAGGAATGAATATAGATGGGAGATATTTCCTTGGTTGAAGAAACAGGGGGAGAAAAATAATAGTATTATACTTTATATTCTTGGAGATATTTGTGATCGGAAAAATAATCATTCAGATAAGTTAGTTAATAGGATCGTAGATTCTTTTATAGGATTATCTGAAGTATTTGCAGAGATACATATTGTTAAAGGAAATCACGACTATGATAAGGATGATAGTATTCCGTTTTTTAAATTTTTAGATGAACTTGATGGTGTTTATTTTATAAATAAAAAAACTCAGGATTCTTCTTTAGAATTATTTTTGCCTCATACAAGAAACCCTTCAAAGGATTGGAAAGATTTAGATTTTAATAAATATAAGATAGTGTATATGCATCAAATGGTTAAGGGTTCAAAGGTGCATGATAACTATTGTATTGAAGAAGGTTATGATCCAACTAATTTTAAAAAATATAAAAATACACTATTTATATCAGGAGATAATCATATTCCACAAGAGATAGGAGATAATTTTATTTATGTTGGTGCTCCTTACCCAGTAAAGTTTGGGGATAATTATACAGGTAGGATATTACATATTTCTATGGAAAATAGAATAGAAAGTATAAATTATCCAACAATAGCAAAGAGAAGTTTTAAGATAAAAGATGTTTCTGAATTAAAGAATTTAGAATATAAAAGAGGGGATCATGTGAAAGTTGAAATTAATTTATCTAGATCAGAGTTCCATGAATACCCTGCAATACGAAAAGGAGTGAATGAATTTTGTAAAACAAATAAACTTGAATTGTTTTCTGTTGAATTAAAACCAAAAAAGAGTAAGCGGTTAAGGTTGAAGTCTTCTAGTGTTACTGGATCATTGACAAATCCTTCTCAGATTTTAAAAGAATTTTCTGAAAAAGAAAAGATAGACGATGAACTATTAAAAGTGGGGGAAGAGTTACTTTGAATATTAGATCAATAACAATACAGGGTTTTAGGACATTTAAAGAAAGACAAACATTTAAGTTTGAAGATATAATTACTAAATCATTAAACTATGTAACAGGAAAGAATAAAGTAGAAGAGAATCTTGAAGCTAATGATGTTGGTAAAAGTTCTTTGTTTGAGGCTTTGTGTTTTGGTTTTTATGGACACACTTCTACAAAATTAAGGGCAAGTGATATTGCTAATTGGGATAGCGATAAGAAGTGTTATGTAGAAATTAAATTTGAAAAAAATAATATTGTTTATCGGTTAAAGCGCACATGGAACCCTAATGGTTTATCTATTTATGTTGTAGGTCATTCTGAAGAATGGAGAGGAAAAAATCAGAAAGAAGTAGATGATTTAATTGGGGTAGGGTTCTATGGATTTTTGTATTCAGTTTTTATAAGTCAGTTTACGTCTAAGTTTTTTGATCTTGAACCTTCTGAGAAGTTAAAGATATTTAGTGATATATTAAATTTAGATGATTGGATTCATAGAAGTGAGAAAGCTAAAGAGGAAGTAAAGTTAATAAAAAATGATATTGGTGTTTGCATCAATAATAGGCACACTTTGGAAGGCAAGATATCAGTTTTGGCTGAAAAGGATTATGAAGAAGATATTAAATATTGGGATAAAAATCAAAAGACTAAAATAAAAGATATAGATGCTGATGTTCTTTTATTGAAAAAGGAAATTACTGTTTTTGAAAAAAATATATCTGAATTAAAAATAGAACAAAAAGAATTGAAGGAAGAGTTAAGGCTGGAGTCAAGAGAAATAGGCAAAGTGGTTAAAGAGCGTGATAAGATAAGAGAGTGTGTATTAGATTTGGATAAGATTATCATGGTCAAAAATCATGCACTAGAGTTGATTGTGAAAAGTATAGATAAATTTGAAGAGGTTAAAGATGAGTGTCCTTACTGTTTACAGAAGGTATCAGCTACATATCTTAGAGATGAGTTGAGAAAGTTAGATAAAGAGGCTAATAAAATAGAAACAGAGATGAAAGCTGATGATATAAATAAAACTAATATGGTTAAAAAAAGGAATGATATAGATTCAAAATTAGGTAAGTTAGATAAAGAATTAAATAATATTGAAGATGACATTAAATCAGTAGAAGATGAGCTGCGTGATGCTAGTATAAAAATGGAAAATAATAATAATAAAATAGATGATCGGTTAAGAAGTAAAAACAAAATCAACAGTGAAGATAACCCTTTTGTTAAGCTGAAAGAAGAGAATGATAGATTGCTAAAAAAAGTTAAAGATAATTTAAAACAGTTGGAAAAGGAATTGAGTGATTTAGAAAGGAAATCTAAATTGTATGAATATTGGGTTAAAGGTTTTAAAGATGTACGTTTATTTGTGGTTAGTCAGGCTTTACAAGAGTTTGAGATTTGTATAAATAACAATCTACAGAAATTAGGATTAAGTGATTGGGAAGTAGAATTAGACATTGAGAAGGAAACAAGAGGAGGTAAATCAATAAAGAGAGGATTTGAGGTAAGAGTTAATTCTCCTTATAATGATAGATCAGTCCCATTCAAATGTTGGGGTGGAGGTGTGTCTCAACGACTAAGAATAGCAGGTACAATGGGGCTGATAGATTTAATAAGAAGTAGAACAGGATCAGATTGGAATATAGAGATATGGGATGAACCTACACAATGGTTATCGGAAAATGGGATTGACGATTTGCTTGAGTTATTGATGGAAAGAGCTTCATCATCAGAGAAGAAATTATTTTTAATTGACCATAGAAAGTTAAATAGTTTTGGCGGGTTCTATAATATAATAAATATAGAGAAGGATATTGATGGAAGTAAGATTTCAATAGAGACGGATGGATAGAATACTTGCCAAAGATACGAAGTTTTGTCAAGCTGGTGGTTGTAAAAAACCAATAAGTGAATGGAAAGGTGGAGTTGGGTTTTAATGGTAAGCACTTGACAGAATACCGTAGTAAAATAAGATTTGAGGGTACGGTAAATAGAGAGTAAAGGATGAAAAAGTTAATTTGGAAATTAAAATTTGCTTTTACAATGTGGGACGAATCTGATTTGGGTTGGTTTAAGTGTTACGAATACGCGGGTATATCTTACGCAGACTGGTATGGAGAGGATCCTTTCGATGCGTGTTTTGAAGAAATGGATAATTGGAGTGATTAATGAATTTAGACAATAGAAAATCAAGGTTACTAATTGAAGCATTAACTCATTCAAATTGGATTGAGAATGAGTGGTCAACGGATGCATTAGAACAATCCTTATGTGCATGGAGATTTCTTTATAATCATGATGAATTAAAAGATTTTCTTATTTTGTATACTCATAAAGCATTAATGATCGATAGAGATATTGAAGATAAATACAAAGGGCAATTTAGGGACTGCGCTGTTAGTATTGGTAATAGAACTTGTCCTGATGTGGGGAAGAAAGCATTAGAAGGTGCTGTTAACATGTGGATAGAGAAGTGGGATGTAAATAAAGTATTAAATGACAAGACTTTAGATGTTGATAAAAAAAATCTTAAATGGCATCTTAACGCACATATTGAATTTGAACAGATACATCCATTTGTTGATGGTAACGGAAGAATAGGTAGAATGTTAATGAATTGGCAAGCATTAAAGTTAGGATTAGATCCTGTTGTAATTAAGGTAGAAGATAGGTTCAAATATTATGAGTGGTTTAATGAAGAATCTGGAAAAGATAAATTAGAACGTATCATTATTGAACAAGCAATAGATCATGCTAATAAATTAGATGCGGGATGATGTAGTGGTTACATGCTGGTCTCATAAGCCAGAAATCGGTGGTTCGATTCCACCTCCCGCAATAATATGTGTAGCTGTTGGTATAATTGGAATCATGCTGGCTTACGAGTCAGAGACGTCGGTTCGATTCCGGCACAACTGCAACTAAAAGAGGACACATGTACCAAGGGGGCGACAGACGTTTGCAACGTCCGTGGGGTAGGTTCGATTCCTACTGTCTCCATTTAAAAAGACTAAGTGTAGTATAATGGTATTATCCGCGATTTGGGGTCGTGAGATGGAGGTTCGATTCCTTCCACTTAGACCAAAATAATGCCGATATAGCTCAGCTGGTAGAGCATCTCTTTTGTAATGAGAAAGTCGTGGGTTCGAATCCTACTATCGGCCTTTTAATAAAGGTGACATTATGGATTTTAGAAAAGAATTAAAAAAGAGAATACAAAAGTATTTGCCAAAGATAGTGAGTGATAAATTAGGTGCAGAATTCACTCAAAAAGAAATATTGTTAATGATGATAGATGCTTTTGATTTACCTCCAAATGAAGTAGTTGAAGTGTTAGATCATATATCTAAAAAGTATAAATTAAAAACTGTAATATATACACCTGTAATGTTTAAAAAAGTGATGACAGAGATAGGTGCATTTGCTACAAATTCAACTAATAATTAAATGGATAATAAACAATTACAAATTTTGTTAGATAATTATTTTAGTTTATTAGGTAAGGCTATTGATTCAGCAAGATTACATTTGGAAAAAAATTCTGGTAGGGAAGATGAGTTGTACTACAAAGATATGAAGCATAATAAACCTTATTGGATGGATGAGAAAAAAGTTAAGGAAGATCCTGATTATTCAATAAAACAAACAGGTGATTTCAAAGCTTTAAAAGAATTAATAGAGCTGAGAGGTGCTTTGTGGCAACATATGCAAACACTATTAGGTAATAGTAATAATGGCATACAATGAAAAGTTAAATCGTTCAGTTCACCAGCTAATGGATATATGTGAACTTATTGGTTCTGCCAATACACTTCTGTTGTATGAGTACGCTAATTTCAAATATAAATATCACGGACATCTTTCCTTCCCGTCAATCAATTTTGTAGTTAATGTTTTGAAGGATAGAGATTTAATTGAAGATGTCAAAAGAGAAAGGTGTAAGAAATACACTAAGTACAATGCTAAAGAGATCATAGAAAAACATGGGATGTCTTTGGAGTTGTTTAATTATAAGATAAAGAAAATGAGAAAGATCAGAGATGAGGCAGTTAAAAAGAAAAAGAAAATAGAGATAATATAAAAGGAGGTGAACTCTTATGAGCATTGCAAGAACATCAGCAGAAGAATATGTAAAAGAAAAACTTGAAAGATTTAAAGGTAAAAAAATTGAGGAACTTGTTGAAGCTGTAATGAAGGAACATAATTACATAAAGAAATGTAAACAGGAAATAGAAAGATTGAACGATCAGATAGAAGAAATAGAAATGACTCCATGTGAAGATTTTATAAATTCATATGAGTATAGGGGAGAGTAATTTGAGAAAACTCATAGGTAAGATCATAAGATAGATGTGAAAGACATAAAGGTAAAATTTATAGATGGTGGCACAGGAGGTAAGATAGATATAAATGTCTGATGAATTGGTAAATAACT